GCTAGGGGAGAGACTGTAACTGTTTTTGCACCGGGCCTTGGAAATCCAAATCAAAATGGAACTAACTGCGTCGAAGGACCTCATTATCCTGAGATGCATAAATGGTACGCAGAAGTTGAGACTAAGGATGGAAAGGTAATTAAGGTTAAGTAGAAAGCGAGCTAGGCTCGCTTTTCCTTTATCCAGATTTGGACTCTAATGGATCTGGTATATTTTCTAATCTGTCATTTTCCAGTATTGTTATTTCCTATTATATCACGTATAATTATATTGTAAGTGCAATTATTGTACATGCGTATTTAATCAAGGAGGAATCCAAATGGATAAGTTTCGTATTAAGAATAATGTTAGAATTAGATTAGCTAATCGAAAGATAATTTATAGAGTGCCTAAAAGTGTTTCTTTGGGGGGCGATGATTACCTAATAGCTAAAGTAGATGGAATGAATTGGATATTAAGTCTAGAATCAAAATCATCTGAAACTTATGTGCTTAATAGGAAGCTAGAGTCTAATGAAAGCTGAGCCTAAAATTGTAGATAACAGTAGTGGGGCTACTCATCGGAGTAAGCCATTAAAAGTTAGAATTCGAATTAGCTTAAATAAGTACTTGATAAATAAGCTAAACGAACAATTAGCTTTAGGATTAATTCATTCTGGATACGAACCAGTTGCAGGAAAAAAGTTTGTGTATTTTAAACTTACTGGAAATAAACATTGGAAGCGACATGTAAACACATTTAAAATAAGATTTATTAATTGGCTATTGATATACATAGTCGATAATTAAGAAAGGGGGCGTTAACATGAATACATCCGTTCGTAAGTTATTGAACGATTCAAGAAAATTAGACAGAATAGAAGATTTAAGATCCAAGATCAAAGTTGGAAAATCTGTATGCGAAGAAATAGTTTCGAGTAAATTATCATCCGAAAGTAAAGTATTCATAACAGAATCAATTATTATGATTGAAAATCTTTATTTGTCAGAAATATCAAACTTAAGTGGTACTATGTCACTTACTCAACTTAAAACTAAATAATAAAGGAGGCTAAACATATGTATGGACAATGGGTATCCGCTATGTATCGGGACAGCGAATTTATAATGCGAGAGGGAGTAGTTTATAAGGGGCCGGTTCCGTTTGGGCTAACTAAAGTAGAAGAATCCGTATGGAATGATTTATGTCATAAACCGCACGTGGTAAAAGATCTAGTAGACATAGAACTTATTGACGAACTGGTTATACCTAAAGATGTAGTAGCTAACGAATTAAACGATAGTTGTATGCATCTTAATCTAAGAGGAAATGATGTTATTAATTATGATAAATTAATTGAATATTATGAAAAAATAGTATCGATATATTTAACTGATGCGCTGAAAGTTGTCATGATTGTTTGACAACTTTTTATTTTGAATTTATTAACTCTGATTTTGTGACTCCACTAATTTTCCTGTATAATATAAATATAAGCAGTTCATGAAGGAATTAACAATACTAAGACTTCGCTGATAAACTTATTAGATAAGACAGATAACTCTTAATTCTTATATTGCAATTCCAATGTAAACCATGTATAATTATAATTGTAAAGCAAATAACAAATTTTAACAAAAACAGGGAGGAAAGTAAAATGAAAACACTAAACACTAAAAACAGTAACACTAAAAACTCAAATCAACCTGGAGGTAACGACTTAAAGAAAAAACTTGAAACTATTAAGAAAGTGGACACTCAGGAACTTGAAAAGAAAACTGATGCTATAATAAATAACTTAGAAGCAGTTAATAAGGAACTTGAACTAGCCATGGAAAGTGGAGATCCAGAAAGAATTGAAAAAGCTTTAGCACTTGCTGAAAAAGCTAAAAACGACTCGGAAAATTCAGATAAGAAGTTAAAAACAGAATTGAATGTCGATAATAACACAGTTAATTCAGTCATCTCAGAAAATGTTACTTCAACAGAAATTAAAAATGCTGTAGCTTCAGAATTAATTGTGGACGGAACTGCTACTTCGGAAGAAGTTAAACAAGCAATGAATGAGGCTGTTGTAGAAGAAGAAGCTGTAAAAGTTGCGAACGAGATAAACGAAGTAAAGACAGAAGAAGTAAAGCAGGAAGAAGTAAAGCAGGAAGAAGTAAAGCAGGAAGAAGTAAAGCAGGAAGAAGTAAAGCAGGAAGAAGTAACGGCAGAAGAAGTTAAGACAGAAGAAGTTAAGACAGAAGAAGTTAAGACAGAAGAAGTAAAGATGGAACTTTCAGAAGATGATAAACTTATAGAGCAGTTTAAGCAGGATAACGAAGCTGGAAATAAAGACAAAGCTCAAATCGAACCGAACACTAATAAGAAAACTAATAAGGAACTTATTGCTAAAGCTTGGCAAAGAGTTAGCAACGATGGTAATAGTTTAATCAATGTAATCACGTTTATGGGAAAGAAAGTAGATTACTCGGTAGGACTTAAGCACAAATATAGATTTCCAAATTTAAGCGTCGCAGATGGTACAAATAGAATTATTACTGCAAAATTTCCAAAAGAAGACACTAAACCAACATCTGAATCTATAAGCTTTAAGGAATATACTTTACATATAAATAAATATGGAAATAGCGCTGTGTGTACATTACATGATCCAGATGGAATATGTATGCTGGAATACGTATCCTTAGCAACTATAATAGATGTTCTACAGGATGAATTAAATCCTGGGCAAGAGTGTACCATTAGTTGGGGGACCATAGATCAGATAATTAAGCATAAAAGAGGCCTTAAATCTAGAGTAAAAAGTTTAAATGTAGATGATGAGCCTTCAAGAAAACGTGGAGGAGAAGTTACTACTACAGAAGTTGCGGCATCAACTGAAATTAGTTCTCCTGAAACCACTACACCTAATGTAGAGTCGGAGAAAGAAGCAGTAGCTCAATAGAAAATACAACCCAATGGGTTGTATTTTTTTATCCAATTTGGACCTGAATGGATCTGTAAAAAGCCCGCCCAACACAAATCTAATATTGTTAGTCTTACATAATTCTGCTATAATTATAACATAAGCAATAAATAGTATAATTATTTGGAGGGGTTTAATATGAAAGAAGTCAATAGATACTCTGGAGAAGTTGTTCTTTATAACGGAAAAAAGAGATTTTACATGGGGCCGACGATGGAAGGCGCTTGCGAACTTTGTCACAATGACAAGGATATGGTTTCTTACAAAGTCATTCAAAGAAGCACTAATATGACAGTGGCCAGATACACTAAAGAAAGTTCTCCATATAACACTCAAATGAGTTTAAAAACTTTATACGAACAAGATGATAAACTTAATGAAAACTACGTTGATAATATGATAGAAGTAGCTATCGCAAGTTGTTAATCCAGTTAAAATCATGTATAATAGTATATGTAAGCAATTACATATACTATTAATGTGAGGTGTATAAAAATGCGAACTGTATCTGAGATCGCTAAGGAGATTCGGTATGTAACTGAAAGAATAACCGATCTTGACTTGGGAATATATCATGGAGATATTGAGTACAAACTCGATAACAGCGCGAGAAAACTAGAATTATTACCGGCAAGTTATTTCAAGAATGTTTATTTGTTTTATATTGAAGCACTTGAAACCTTGATAATTGAGCAGACTACATGTGATGCTATAACAGCAGAGGCTAAGGCATTAGATGATAATAATATATTTAAACCAGTAACTTTACACGAAAGAGACTTACTTATTGCAAAAGATTACATGAAAATGTACGCAATGAAGTTTCTTGGAGGGGGATTAAGCATGTTCGATAGAATGTTAGCTTTATCCTATAATAATTAGTTGTTAGCAGGCGTTCCAACCGCTTGTTATACATATACAATCTCCTTTTATATAGTGGGTACAGGGGTCATGTCCTGTACCTAATTCGTCTATCGGAGGAACTTAGAGTTGAATACATTCTTTGCACTAATTAGAATATTTAGTCCCGTAGTTTTTATAATAGTGATACATTTATTACTGGAAAAAAGAAACTCGAAAAAGTAAGACACTTGTAGGCTTCGCTTAGACGAAGCTTTCAGTGTATGCAAATCTACACTAACTGTAAATTTTGTTAAATTTATTCAAATTGTCTTTGGGGTCAAATTATAATCCCGAGCAAACATATGCCGTTAATAACTAACAAACTTGTCAGTCTAAGGTTTATCAACTATTGTAAAGTTAGTAAAACTCTTATATAATTAAAGTAGTAGCAATTATATAATTACTACTCAGATTGTAACTTAGAGGAGATGTATTGTGTTGGAAAAATTAAAAAATTACTTGAAGTTATTTGCACTAACTACTCTTGGAGTGTGGATTGTAATAGTTATTTGTGCAATCGAGTATTTTAAGAAAGGAGTTAATTAAAATGATTCATTTTGTATCCTTGGGAACTTCTCCTGCGTTAGAGGAGTGTGTTGAAATTAGTTCTAGTTTTCCATATTTAACAGAAATGTTACGAGAGGCTAGAATGTTCAGAAAACAGCTAGTCGAACAATTTCAGCAAAGCTTAGAACCTAATATGTACTTTGGAATAAGAAGGACTAAGAGTACATACGGAGATTTTGTTTTTGTAAATGTGGCCATTTATTTAAACGAACATGGAGAAGTTGAAAATGAAACAACCCTAAATATACTTGAATCTCTTCCTGAGTATTGGGATGTAGGTTATCACTATCATGCCAAGGTCTCTGAGTACATAGACGACACTAATAAAGACCGGTTTATGGAGGTGTTTAAAAGCTGTAACAAGATTATAATGGTAGCTAAAATATACACAAAAGAAATTCATATCGATGCGTTAATTGATCCAAAAGTATTTAATTCTGTTGTAGTAGATTTAATTGATAATAAGAAAACAAATGAGTTTATCGAGTATTTAAACTCGGTTTCGGGTAATGTGATATATACTGTTCGGAATATAGATATTAATAATCGCATACTAAATGAATCTATTATAAAGGAGGATATTAATGAATAAGTATGAGAGTCTAATGAACAATAATATTGATATTGCCGAGATTATTGTACAAAAACTTCCAGAGGACATAGATACTTTTGTAGATACGCTGGAATTTGACTTTAATATTCGGCTAAGTGAGAAAGAAGCAGAAAATTTGCTAGAGAACATACATAGTGCGGCGGCAGAAGAGATCTCTATATGGGCTCGAAAACAAAATAAAACAAAGTGGGTGCTATAATGAAAAGTGTTGGAGCAATTAGAGCATTAGATTCGATGGGTCGAGTAGTGATTCCCCAAGAAGTTAGAAGAGCGATTAATGCTCACGAAGGTCAGAAATTTGAGTTTTATCTTACGAATGATGACGATGTTTTATTAAGAAAGTATATTGATACTGATAATAGGCCAATAAAAGAAATTAAGAACTTAGTAGCTACCTTATATACTTCTTTTAGGCTAAGCAGAGAGGAGATACTAGATCTAGTAGAACAATCTTTAAGCGAGGTGAATGAATGATAAAGTTAACAGAAACTAAAACTTCTTTGGATCGTGGAAATCACGAAGGCACTATTAATTCTAAGCGAGGTAAAGAACTTAGTTTGCCTGAGATAAGTTTTGTATCAATTTTAAATTCAGAAATAGAAAAAATCTCGGGCACAAAAAATTCAACTGTTAACATACATAATACTACAGACGGAAGTGTTTAATATAATATTTAAAAGGAGATAGATAAGCATGAGACAGGTAACTATAATACTTAACACCACTGGAAATGCCTTTAAGGACGACGCAGACAGAGAAGTTAGGAGAGTTTTAGAACAGTTAACATTCAACCCAATAACTGATAGAGAGGTTTACGACTTAGAGGGAAACGTTATCGGGGAGGTTATAATTAGGGATTAAGGGGGAAAGGGTTTTGGAGAAGTTAAAATTGAGGTTTATGCTGTATCTAGTATCATGCTTGACTAAGTTATTAATGGCGCATAATGCATACGATCCAAGAATGCAGTCGTTTACTCAAGATATAATTAAAGATATACAAGACTGTAGAAAATAATAAAGGAGCTCCGTAGTGGGGCTCCTTTATTACGTGCAAATTTGGACTGTAATGGATATTTTGTGGACGTTATTTCAAGTTGTCTTTACTCTGTTTTTGTATTTTAATAGTTACACAAGTCTATAAATATCGGCAAATTATAGTTTCAAGGTTTATCTGCTATTGTAACTTCGCACAAAATCAGTTATAATTATATTGTAAGCGCAAATATTATTATAAGTTTATTACCGAGGAGATGTGTACATAATGAAAACTTCAATTTTACAAGCAGTGAACGCAATTAAGATAATAAGAAGGGAGATGAACAAAAAAAGTTTAGACGTAATTGGTATATCGGATTGTATTAACTATGATTATCCTTTATACTTGATTACGTTTGAGAATTTAGATACCTTTTGTGTGTCAGCAGTAAACGAAGTTGAAGCAGTTGATTTACTTGTAGACACTATTGAGGGAACTGAATTGGACGAAAAGCTACTTTACAACGATTCTGAACTGTTGGACATGGACGAAGTTGAAGTTGGAAACTTATTAGTGGCAGGGAATCATTGCAGGTTTCTAAAGTTTAATATTCTCAGTATAAAAAATGTAATGTTAGAGGAGGGAGAAACTAATTATGAACGAACTATCTCAAATTAAAATTGAGGGTCATAAAGGATCCTGGTACTCAATTGATACAAGGGAAACTGAATTACATGGTACAATATATTTATTAGAAAGCGAACAATATGGAGATGGAGCGGCTTGCCTAATTGTAGATTCAGATTTAAACGTTCTAGTCGAGAATGTTTATAATGGATTTGAAGACTACAACGAGAAATACGAATGTAATTAATGGAAGATTTTTAATTGGAGGGTTAGGAAATGATTTGCAAATATTATCGAGTTGATGAAAAAGAAAATAAATGGGTATTAACTCCAAAGTCCTTGAAAGACTTGAACTCAATAGATAAGTTAGCAGTGGACGCTGTAGTACATGATTTAAACAATAATAAAAATCAGGAGGTAGACGGAGCTAATACTACATTAGAGGATGACATAGATTTAACTTATTGGAGTGGAAATTACTGTCAGATCGACTCAGATAGGTTTACAGTTTATATTGACGAAGAGCTTTATGTGTTGCGATACTTGTATATAGCTAGAGACAAAGTTGTCTTAGTAACATCACATGTGAAAAACTATGATGTCTTAAGCTCATTATCGGATGACGCATTAGACAAATTAAAGGAATTATACTTCATTGTTGAGTATTAGATTATTTATGGGCCGGGTCCATTCCGGTCCAAATCGTATTTCTTTCTATAATAGAAAATTGTTTATCATTCTGTTATAATTAAATTGTAAACATATTTTTAATGTTAAGGAGGTAATATTTTGGAATACGAAATACAGAAGTACATAAACGAGCTAGAGGAAAGGAAATCTACTGTAGGTTTAACAGAGGATGAATATGCAAGCTTAGAAGAATATAAGGGAAGAATTATTAGTTTAGAATGGGAAAGAGATTATTTGAATGGGGAGGCAAGATTATAGTGATAAGGGTTACGTTAGGAACTACCTATACTATGTTGCAAAAAGAAATCATTAGTACTCTTGCTAAGATAGAAGAAGAGGATTCTAATACTTGTGCTTCTTGTGGAGGAGAAGATTGTATTTGTTGCTCTATATACCTAGACAGAAAAAGATGGGTTGATTCAGAACAATTATTTAATGAGATGGGGGATTGTTGTTAATGGATGGAAGAGAATTAGTTATTGAGGTAGATATTGTAGAGGGTCAGTCAGTAAATGAATTCAATGAAATTGTATTTGTAAATTATGGCGTCGGGGAATCATCAAATTTGAATTATATAAAAGCGTGTCATGATTTGCGTTGTTTTAAAAATGACGTTTACCTAATAATAAATAAAGGTAAGGATAATCAGATAAAATTATGCACTGATTTGTATGTGGATCGTGAAGGAAGTTTTTGGGTTAAGGCTAGAGATATTACCCAAGCCTATGAAACTAACAGGACTAGAAATTTATGTACTATGGAACGGATTGTAGCATCTAATAAACAGAATCTGGATTAGGAGGATATATTAGTGAAAGCTCTGGCGGATAAGAACATTAACTCGTCCGATAATAAAGAAAAAAATAGTTTGGGTCCGGAAGTTAAATTAATTAAACGGGGTACTTGGAAATCTAAAAATGGATCAGAGTTGTGGGATGCTAATTTAAGTTGTAGACATAAAATAAGAAGTGCTCGTGGAGGAGGCGTGGTATGCGTTAAATGTGGAGGATGGTGTTGTTTCTGATTAAATTATAGGAGTGATATTATATGACTAAAATATTAAATAACGGAGTATCTATAACGAACGATAATTTTGTAGACACTGACCTTATCATGATAAGTATGCCAGTTTTCGATGAAACTGGATTTGTAGATACCTTCGTAATATGTGGATGTAGCTGGTATCTACATAAAGAAAAGATAATGAATCATTTTAATTGTGTAGACGTTCAGACTGTCGAATTAGCTAAACTTGTAGAGATATTTACTCAATTAGGTATTTCCTACTTGTACTGGGTGAAATAGAGAAATTAGATTTTGGGAGTATATGAATGAGCATGAACAAATTAACTGCAAACGATGTAAAATATTATCAGGGAAAGATTCAAGAAATGAAAAATACTGGAAAATTTACTGCCAACAATTTTAAGTTGCTTGGCAGAGATCTAAGGGATACGTTTGGATTAACTGATATGCAGGCTATAGACATTCTTAATGGCAAACAGAATGAAGTTATAGAGATATTAGCAGAACAAGAAAATAAAAACCCGCCTGTCATAGAAAATGAACTCTATTAGAGTATTACGCCAATAAATATAGTAAAGCGGGAAAGCATACTTTAACTTATTAGAATTAGGTTTGATCTGTTATTGTAATCTATAACAAAACCTAGTATAATTAAAGTAGTGCAAAATATTTTGCACAAAATATGGAGTTCGGAAGGAGATTAATAACATGCTAAGTAAAGAGATTGGAAATGTAGAGTTGCTAACAGAAAACATAGGAGGTTTTAGTGCTAGAGCATTAGAGATTGCAGAAGCATTACAGAATTGTAATGCTCAGAAGGCACCTTGGAAAGGGTATAACAAATTAGATGAAGATGAAATAGAGGATGGTGGGTACACACGCCCAGAGGAAATTGAAGATACTGATTATGTGAACTGGATTATAGTAGATGATATTAGACAGACTGTTAGGTGGGGACAAGGAGATTTTGCAGTTAGCTGTAACTTTAGAGACCTAGAAATAGATACAAACGTTTTGTTAGAAAACTATGACGAGGATATTGCCAGAGTTAGAGTTGGAGTTAAAGCTAACGGAATACTTATAATAGAAGATTTTAATTTGACAACTATATATAGAGTTAGAGAGGACGGATTTATTGGGGATAATGAAAAGCATAACGAAATAGAGCCTCTGATAGTTTTAAATACTGAGATAACAGAAGAGAGAATACATCATGAAAGTTTTGAAGAGTTTACTACAGACAAGCTTGCTCAAGTAGCGTTTGTTAGAAACTCAGATAAAGATTCAGAGGAATTACACGAGTGGGCAGTTAGTTTGGGTTATAGTAGCTACGAGGAATTAGAATTAAAAAATGTATTAAAAGAGGATTTGGATGTAGTATGCTATGGAATATCAACTAGAGTTCCAGATGCAGATACTCTAACTTACTTTGCAACAAGAAGAGTGGCGTTTGCACAGACTAGTGGAATAGAGTTTACAGACAAGGCAATATTTAGAGACAAAAATAGGAACTATTGGATATGCTCTAATATGTAGAAACAAATTAAAAACCCAGCATACCAGTTGGGTTTTAACTCAATTTTAACGGAAGGAATGATAAAATGGGCGATAAGGAGATTAAGGAGATAACCTCATACAAGACTAGCGATGGTAAACTTTGTGAAATTATACAGTAAGGAACTTCATGAGATGCTAGAAGGATACTTGGCGGCAATGTCACAAGGGGGAATATAACTGCCCGGCAATGAAAAGGATACCATAATAGATAATCAGTTGCTAAATACAGCACTACGGAGGGAATAGCAAATGGATGCCTGGAGACAACTAAAACAAGATCTATTGAAGCTAAAACAGATGAGATATCTGTATAAGTTAACAAGCGACTTCGACGCTACCAGTGAATTATATAAATTGCTAAATAAGCAGATCCAAGATATGGAAGCTGAGTTTGTTAATAAAACGCCGCCCGGCAAAGAGGAAGAAACATCTAGTATAATCAGTTGCTAAATACAATAAAGCGGAGGGAAGTATAAATGAGTACATTATTGAAAGAATATTTAGATAAGACAGTCACACAAAGAGTAACAGAGTGTTATTTAACTACTGGAGATGAACTACATTACACATTCGAGGATGGAAGCAGATATGCTATGAAGGCTGCATATAGTGAGGAATTTATAGTAAGTAAACTTGAGAATAAATCAGAATCAGGAATTATTACTCAGCTTATAAAAGTTGTACATGAGAGTGACGAAGCTAAATTTGAAAAGGAAGTACATAGTTTAATAGCTCAGGGATATAGAATAGATTCCACTTCGTGTGGGTTTGTACAGAGTGAGCGATATGATTTTTGCAATGCATTTCATGCAGTGTTGATTAAAGGTTAGACCAAATACGCTCTAATTATATTACCCGATAATAGACAAGGCTCGTGGAAGTAATCCATGGGCTTTCTTTTTGGCCACGAATGGTTAAAGCTAGGAATATCAATGGGTTACCATCTTGCGTATTATTAGGAAGCTGAAAATAAAAAATCGCCCGGCTAGTAAATAGAGGATAATAATGCTTGAGATTGTAGAGTTGCTTATGATAACAATTCATACTAATAATAATAGAGTAAGTACAGAAGGACTAAGTAAAGAGTAGAACACTTAGGTATGAATATGGGAACTATAAGATATTAGACTTGTAATAGTAGATATAATTATAGTCAGAAGAACTGCAAAAAGTACAGAAGAACTGCAAAAAGAACAGAAGAACTGCAAAAAGAGGGGATTCGATGGCCCCTCCTCACCTGTCCCTCTGATTTTTACAAAATTTTATAGTCGCACTATCTGAGCCCAATTCCGTCTATTTGTCAGAACCCTAGCAATATCAACGCTTTACCGGATCCCCTCTGAAGTACCGTCCATGGTCACTTCCGTCACTTGATTGCCGTCGAGTACCATTAGTCAACGTCAAGGAGCCTGGTCCAACCCATTCGAGTCCGAATTCCTTGATTAGAGGACGCTTCGCGCCACTATCGTGTCGTTTCGCTATCTTCTTTCACCTAAAGGTGCTCACATCTGCATACCTTAACACCTTAACACCATCTAATTCCTTTATACGACCCCTAGCAACTAGCGGAAATTGGCTATTAGTACAGAAGATTGGTTGATATTTTTATTTGGGGCGGCGTTTTATAACCTTTTTGACTGGTTTAGACCAGATTTAGACTCATTTTGATCGATTAAGATAAAAAATCTGCCCCTTATAAAAACCGTATATTTTAACTCAACATTTGCAGATCCAACTGTTTCCATGTATAATAAAATAAAAAGCTTCAAATTAAAGGAGATGTTGAAAGCATGGCAAGTAAAGGTAAAAGATTTGTATCAGAGTATGTGACTACACAACAATATGGAGGCCCGGAAGAGGGAGGATGGTACTATTACTCTACAGAGTTTGTACAGACTAAGAAATATAGTTCTAATAGAACTGCTAGAAAGGTAGCTGATAGACTACGTAATGAATACAATCTGAATGATAGATATAGTTGGGAGGAGAGGTATCACTGTGCCATAGAGAGTAAGAATGAGATTGGCAGGCAGGATAATATGAAAGAGCCGACACCACATTATGAATAGATACAGAGCGCCTAAGGGTGCTTTTTTTGTGATCAATCTGCACAGAGTATTAGAGTGTCAATACCACAGGTGTGGGTGCGGGTCCATTCGAGTCCGAATCCTTGGTTTCGTTTTCGTTGCCAACCGGCCTGGCAGCCGCAACGCTTCTGCTCAATGCCTTTCGGCCTTGAATGGATCTTTATCAATTCTTCGAACCTCTATAAATAAATGCCGCCCACACAAAAACTCTTACCTTGTAACTCTATGTATATTCTGTTATAATGTTATTAGTAGTAAAAATTTAAATTTAAAAGGAGATTGGATAACATGGAAAAATTTTTATCAAAAGAGGACTTACATTTATATATGGGAGAACTAAATAGAAGTCATAAAGTTAGTTTAGTGGCGGCAGAGAATATTTTTACTAATACTATGAAGGCTACTGTAAACAGGGTATGCAAGGGAGAGGACAATGTTGTTATTGGAGGAATAAGCCACTACTATGTTGACATATCAGTACGTCACAGCCAATTATATGTTGAAGTAATTATTGAGAAGGACTTTACTAATCGTCCTGAAGTTTCTAGGAAATTAGCTCATGTAGAAGAGTTCGTATTTACTAAGAAAGTAGAATCGATAACTATGGACGATTTTGTAGATTGTGCAGAAACAGTTGGCAAGGCTATAGCACAAATAGCCCTCATGGACTGTTTAAGCTATGTTACTGGTAAAGACTTAGAACGAGAAGGGTGGATATTAGATATCAGTCAACCTGAAATACTTCATTTAGGAAGGAGAGCATAAAATGGCGTGGAATAACTTAAGCAATGAGGATAAAGAAAAGTGTATTGGACTACAACTTAAACTAGACGATGATTCCACATTTAAACAATGGATGATGTCAGAGTGGATGGCACTTTACGAAGATATAAATAACGGAGCTGGATTGTATCCTTACTTCTACAGCAAGATAGAGGAGGAGTATGAGAACTTTATAGCTCAGGTAGAATCGATGTATAAATAAACCGCCCCATCACAAATACCTAATCTTGTTATTCAATATAACTTCTGTTATACTAGTAATGTAAGTATTAATTTTTAATTTAAGGAGATGTTAGAAATGGATTGTTTAGCAACTAGAGATGTATGTTGTTTTGGATCAGCTTTTTACTTGGGGGTGGCAATTTTTGACTACACGGACGAAACTGAAAAGATTAGATTCGTTGGTAGCGAACATGTAGTAAAGGCTGATGTGGGCGAAATGCTAGAAGCTGGGTTCGTAAAAGGTGACGAGGTAATCTTTGGATACGAAGACGATGGAAATAATAAGATAACGTTTATAGTTAAATCTAGTGAAACAGATGAAGACAATTTAACTGAGGAACTTGATGAATTAGAACTATGCGATATAGAAGAGTACATAGCGGACAAGTTTGATACTGCGGTTACTGAAAGATTTTACTACGAAGACTAGATTTTATAGAATATAATAGGAGCGTGAATAATAAGTGGATAATTTTTATTTAGCTGATGAGATTATAGAAAAGGTATCAGATGAGATAATGGATAAGGCATTAGAGTGCAATTGTTGGAATACACATGCAATCTATGGAGTTTATCATCAAGGAAAAGAAATAGACCTAGAGACTAGAATTAAGGATGAACTTAAAGAGCATGGATTAGAGGATAACGTTCAAAACAGATACAAGGTGTTTGTTGAATTTAGTACTGATTACGTCGAGTGGATGAGAATTCATAAAGACTGGACTGTTACTTTTGGACAGGGTAGTTATACCGTACATACTAAGTTGGAGGATATAATATTTGAGCCGATTAAGCTTTTGAGTTACGAAAGCAAATATAGAATGTATATTCCAGAAGATAAATTTAATGTAGTAGAAAGAGAGGAATAAGAGCGCCTTTGGGTGCTCTTTTTTTTACGATCAAGACACGGGTTCAGATGCCGATCCATAGGTAGAGGTAGGATCCATTCAAGTCCGAATTCTATTGGTTTCTAAAAAGATCGCCCGGCAAGGAAAAACCTTATCTTATTCTAATCCCATTAATAACACTAACAGATAGGGATATAACAACTATAATAGGATAGGTAGGTTATTAGTGATGGGCAGGCGAATTTATTTCAATCCAAAGATATAGGTATGGGTATCAATCAATCCAGAAAGGGTAACGGGTAGGGGTCCATTCGAGTCCAAATTCTTATGAGTTGTTTCTATATTAGAAGCTTGCAGAGGCTCTGCATCTTATCAATAGTTCTTATCTGGATCTAGACCCAAGAGTCTAACCCAGATCTTTAGACGCAATAAAAGCACTGCCTAAGCAGTGCTCTTTTTCAAGCTGTACATTAACATTATTATTAATACTGGGCCAAATATTCTAAGTAGTGCAAACATTACACTCATAGCCTATACTCCGTGATGTATTGCTATATATTGTTTATCGTTTAAAAACATACCTTTTACGCGTAGTATTCCATTATTATCTATATACTTTTTAATTGCTAGTCTACCTATTACAATAGTTTGCCCTATTTGTAAATTATTTACTATTTCCTTCATTTTCCATTACCTCCATTATGTACAGTGGGGAATAGTCCCCACTGCCAGTTTTTACCATTCCTTATATGTTATTTCCTTGCGTTCCATTTTCCTATGTTCTGCGCTCCTAACTACCTCTACAATCTTTATATTTTTCTTAATGCTGTACAGTAGCTTATTTCCCATTGTTTTAGCTATTTCATAAGTTACACCAAGCTTCATAAGTTCTCTTACTCTTTTTTCCATTTTTTCAACTGCCATCTTGTTTATACGTTCCTGCCGTTTTAAATTCTCGTTGTACATACCCTCGTTACGTGTAATGCTCGTCCAGTTATTATGCCTTTTGTAAGTGTCAATTAATTCCATTTTTATACCCTCCAATATTTTATGTACAAGTGGGGAATATTTCCCCACTGTCAGTTTTTACCATTCCTTTGTAACAAGTTCCTTTTTCTCTGTTACTGTCTTGCTATTAACGCTAATTCTATCAATTGTAGCGCTCATATATATTGCATTGCACTTATTGTATTTACTGCCAGTCATTACCAGTAATTGATTGATTATAGTGTTAGCACTTAGCCAAGTTCCAATAAATGTAATTTTTTCAGTAGTCTTTTCAGCAGTCTTTTCAGTAGCCTTTACAGTAATTACCTCCTTACTGTAAATAAAACCCACTTCTTTTTGTTCTTTAATATACCCTTCCTTTTCATTTGCCTTTATTCCCCATTTGTAACTATTTGCCAGTGTTAAATAAAACTCTTTGCCGCTCTTACTCTTAAAAGTAACCGTCTTTAAGAAATTTACATTTTTTACCTCTTTTTCGAGTAAGCTATTAAATATTATGTTGTTATTCTTAGCGTCCTCTATACCTCCAACAACTTCAAAATTTCCAGTAACTACCTCACCATTAAACATAAATTCGGGACTTACAATAATTTCCTTTTCGCTATCCATATATCCTTTTTCAGTACCCTTTAAAGTTCCAACTAATTTAATCATGTTCTTTTTTTCCACAATAATACATCTCCTTAATTAATTAATTTTAAGTAGTTCCAACTTTTTACAATTATTAATTTGTCAAATAACGCGTGTCATGCTCAAGTGTCATTACCAGTTAATTACATTTGCCAGTATATGTATTTACCAACTTTTTACTATTTACTGTGTTTCCCTCCTTTCAACCTATAACTAATTATAACATATAAAAGTTATAATTACAATACATTTAATTGTAAACAAATTGTTAACAATTAATAATTGTAAATATACATTAATTGTCAAATAACAATTATTTACAATTGCAAATATTTAACAATTAACAATTATTGTAATTTTCCAATAATTACAATTTACAAATAACTGGTAATTAACAATAATTGTCAATTGCTAAACTTTTCCATAAAATACAAATTCTTACATGCCTCTCTATGGGTAGAAGACCCTTTCGGATGTGTAAATCACCTTTTTTCAAGATGGTATGAAACCATCCCCCCCCCCCACTTCTTTTAAACCTTAAATCAATGACCTTAAAAATATAAGATTTAAATTTTTACAAATCAAGTGCCTCCTCGCCTCTTCGCTCATTATCAGATCTTCACGAGCCCATCGCCCCTTGTTTCAATTGCCCACTCGCCAAGCGCCCCGTGATTCCAGCGCCCTGTGATCATATGCCCCTTGAAAATATGCCCGTATTCACATGCCCAGTTATACATGATATAATTAATATTTAAACCTACAATACATTTCTATCCTGCCCACGCCATCTATTGACCCAATGATTCAAATGAATTGCTTAAGCAAGAGTTTCTGCCACCCTGCCTGCCAATGCGTTCTTAGTGCTAATTCCAAAGGATTTATAGTTTATGGATGATATCAGTATCAATATCTGGAACTCTTTTACTGAAACAGGGTAACCGCCCAATCACCCGTAGGCTTCGCCTTTATAGTAATTCTTTTAAACTTCAATAAAAATCCCGCAAACCGCTGTCTTCCGACAAAGTTTACGGGTATACAAATACACTATTTAATTATTACAAGCTAAAGACAATTTGAATTTAAGCACGCTACTTTAGCGTGCTTAACTGCTTTAGTCCTACAAATCCTAATCTATTAAATACAGCCTTTAATAAATCTAATTCATACTTCGTGCTTAATGATCCTACTACCGATTGAATTTCAGCATGACTTAAATCAGTTGCATTTTTAATTTCTTGTTTAAATATCGTCAATCTTTCATAAGCTACCTGCTGAGGAGATACATTAGTTTCTCTTAAGTTGAATGTTAATGGGCCGGCCAATTCTCTTTTCACTTCTATGTTAAAAACATAATAATCGATTCTCATGTGGAACTCAATTTCATTTTCCGTTTCTTTGTATACATATCTATCTGATACTCTGGGAATATACGCATCTGGGTTAGATCCTACTAACTCATAAAACTGCATTGCAAGAGTACGCTTCAACGCTTCGTCTATAAAATTTCTGTGATCGTCGTAAAGTAGACTAACCCTATCGGTTATAAACTTAGCAGTATGGACTGTGACAGGCTTTATCAGATTATTTTTTATCATTAATTCTAGATTTGTCATTTATTTCACTCTCCTTATTTTTGCTATTTCTTGAGGTATCGTAGAAATTACTTTTCCTTCCGAAGTATCTAGTGTTTAGTGTTCTTTTAAATAGATTTTCCTTCTTCAAAAATACCCGCCTCCAAATTATAGTTAAAATTAAATCTCATCGACCCTCCTAATCTATTCTTTAAAATTACTACTGCTAATTGTTGTTGTGCTAGTTTGTCTTTTTCTGTAATTGGTTCTTTGAATATGTTTTCTAAGTTGACGGAGGTTTTATTTTCTGCAAACGATTCAAGAGGGTCTTCATTCGGGTTAATTTTAGAATGAATACTATTATCTGAACAGAAATATCTTCTTTTTTTCTTGTTTTTTAACTTTTTCAACTCTATTCAACTCCTTTATTAAATTTTTCCTGATTCTTTAAGTTTTTGTGCAATACTTAAAGCTCTTTCTATTACAACTGAATCTATGTCTTTAGAACGAACCTTACATCTAGATTTTCTTAATTTACTGCGAATCTCTTCTAAATCATCTGAAATTTCATTTATGTATTCAGAAGTTTCTGTTCCGTCTCCCATTATGGAACAATACTCGGTTATTATATTGAGTATCAGTAAAGCCTGACTATCGGATAGATAAATGTTTCCCAATTTAATAACCTCTAAGAACATACTCATCATATGATAATTTCTTTAACGATACTGCACGTTTTGCAATATCGTACGTAAGAAAAACATCTGACAAATGATCGTATCCTCTAGAAGTTTTAGCCCATTTACAAATATGGTCGCAATTATCGTCGACAACATCGTCATATATTTCTTCGACAACAGCGTCATGAATTTCATACTGCTCTATAACAAAAACTTTCTGTCCTACTCTAATACCATTGTATTCATTGTACTTCATATACATTCCTCCTATTAAATATTAAACGCCCTCCGGCATAACAATTTCTACGCTACTATATTCTAAAGTATCAATTGAAGGATCTTTTGCCTTATCCATCAACCACTCGTCATTTAAAATGTGATAATACGACTTTTGTAGTAATTGTTCTATTACGTATAACTTGACTGGATATAGTTCTTTTGGGGCGGTAAGATTTGCTAAATACTCATACGTCATACGAACTGTTATTTCAGAACGAACATCGTCTGCATCACAGTCAGTTATAAATGGTTCTAATCCTAGAGCTTGACAAAAATTATACTGAACACATTTTTTGTATGACCAATTGTCGTAACCTTCTTTATTAATAGAACTTAGATCATTAAACACAAAGTTTAAAAACGCTTTAAACTTTCTATCAAAATCTTGGCTAAAAGATACTATAGTATCATCGTATTGTTTATGTTTAATTGTGCTTAACCCAGTTTCGGACTTTCTATCGTATACTACTACACTATCTGATAAAAATCCATAAACTTGAAATATTTGATTTCCCTTTACTATAAAACTGTTATCTTTCTGCATACTCGTTCCTCCTAAATTATATTATTTGCTTTACTGCTATAATATAATTATACATGATTTTAAGCAGAGTAACAACTTAAGAGCATCACATTTGTCGTAGTTCTGTGAATAAAATCCATTGCGGGCCGAAGTAAGAACTTACATGGGCAGACGTAATTTCTTACATGGGCCCGACGTAATTTTTTATTGTTATTCAATAAACTTTCACTTTAACGCTTTAACGTTCGTATGGGCCGACGTAAGATTCTGCATGGGGCCGACGTAAGATTCTGCATGGGGCCGACGTAAGATTCTGCACTACAACAATTAAAAATATAAAAATAAAAACAATAAAAATAAAATAAAAGATATGGTCTGGCGACCATCATACTATAGTTATGTACTATATAATTCATATTACTAGCAATATACTCTTAAAAATGGCCGGCTAAAAAACCAACAAAGAATAATCAGTATTCACTTTATAATTCATTAATTAATACTGTATATATATTTGTAAGTAATAAGTACACAAGGAGGAAGAACACATGATTATAGTTAATATAGACGGTCCTAATGGAGTAGGGAAAAGTACTGTAACAAATTTAGTTATGAACCATTATAACTTAAATGAAAATGTAAAAACAGATTTTATACATTTTCATAGAAGAGAATTTCCAGTAGGACAACTAATACAAAGAGTTTTAAATGGTGAAGTGAAGATGGATCCAATGGTGTTACAAATGCTTTATAGTGCTGATAGATTGGATTTTACTAAAACTCAGTTATCGGAGATTAGAAAGTCTGGAACAGAAGTTCTACTAGTAGATAGATATTATACTACTGGAATCGTACATGGTGCTTTAGATGGAATAACTTTAAATACTATTAAAGTTTTTGATATTCGATCAGCTAATCCTAATATTCATATTATATTAACTGCGCCATATGAAGTTTTAGTTACTAGGTTAAAAAGTCAAAAATTAAATAAGGGTGAAACTGGAGATATATTTGAAGCTCCTGAGAATTTATCTAGAATATGTGATGGATACAAACTTTTGCATATACAAATTCCTTACGTAGGATACGTTAACGCTAATAGACCAATTCAAGAAGTAGTTAACGATATTATAGATATAATAAATGAAGTTAGAGAGGATGAGTTTGGAGTATGCTCACTGGATTAATAGTTTCCTACTTATTATTGATAATTATATGTATTGCTACAAATTTTAATTTCTTCAGCGATTTCGTAAATCATGATTTAAAAGATGAAGTTAAGATTTTAATAAAAGAAAATAATATATTAGGTAATATACTTGAAACTTTATCTATATTACTATTTATGTTATTGTATCCAATAATGATGTCTGTTATAATATTTAAAGGAGGACTAAATAAATGTTAAACATGGATGAATTCAGTAAAATTGATTTTAGTCGTAAAAAAATTGCTATAATATCTCATAACGATGATGATGGGGCAGGTCCTATTATCATCGTAGATCATCTGTTTAAGGATTATAAGTATTTTACAGTTTCTAATAATGCTGTGGATAAGGTAGTAAAATTAGTACTATTTTCTCAAGAATACAAAGATATACAGGTAATATTCATAACTGATGTAAGTATTGTAAGTACTGAACTAGCTCATACCATTACTAAAATTAATAGAGAAAGTAAGAAGAAAATATACCTATTTGATCATCATGGAACTGCACTGTGGTTAAATCAATTTGATTGGGCAGTTGTTACTGATGAAAAAGGAGTAAGTGGAACTAAATTATTCTTTAACTATATGGAAAAGTTTATAACAGAATCCCTTCCAATATTTGAATGGAACTTTCTTATGGAGCTTTCTGATGTTATTAGTGATTGGGATACTTGGCAGTGGGTTGAGAAGGGAATAACAGAGCCGAGAGATCATGCAGTTCTTTTCACTAAAACTGGAATAAATTATTTTCTAACTAAATATAAAAATGAACATGAAGTATTTAACGATTATGATAGAGCATTGCTTAGAGATTTTGCCGATAAGGAAAAATATCTTATTATCCCAGGTATACTAAAAACTGCCGCCATCATAGATATAAATTTTACATATTCTTATGAAGAGATGACTCCGAAAGAGGAATTAGCATTTGGAGAATTTCCGTATATTAGAATAACTCAAGTAAATACAACTAAACGTGTAAAATGCGTTAGTGTAGCAGAAGCTCCTAATGATTTGGCAGAAAAGCTTTATGAAGATGGTGTTGATTTTGTAATGATGTTTTATAGTAACGGTACTGTAAGTGTTAGGACTAGAAGTAATGAAGTTAATTTAGGTGCGTGGGCTAAATATATAGCTAGTGGCGGAGGTCATCCTAGGTCTGCTGGATTTACATTAACTAAGGAAACTTTCTGGATTTATCAAGATTATTTAAATGCTAGATACGAATTAGATTAGGAGGGATGATTTATGGAATTAACTTTTTTAGGTAAGGGATCAGCTTTTAACACTAAATTAGGAAATAATTCAGCTTATATTAAATTTGATACTTCTTTGTTTTTATTAGACTGCGGTGGAACTGTATTCTCTAAATTAATGGAACAGGATGAAAGCGGAAACTTCATACTAAAGGATGTTACGAGTGTTCATGTGGCTATAACTCATTTACATCCAGATCATGTTGGATCCTTAGGAGACTTAATTTATTTTTGTTATTATGCTTTAGATATTCTTCCAATAATAATATATCCAAATGCAGTAGATTTAGAATATTTATTGTATAAAATGGGAATTAGAAAACTTTTATACAACATTGATGATTTAAGAGAAGGTCAAACGCATGGATACAAGAATAATAATTTGAATTTCTACTTAGAGCCAGTAGAGGTGGAGCATTATAGGGGACAACTTAGCTATGCGTATTTAATTCAGACTAATGACAAAACGATTTACTATAGTGGGGATGCTAACGAAGTTCCACAAGATATATATCAAATGCTGTTAAGTGGAAGAATTAATGAGTTTTACCATGAAATTAGTGGAAGAGCTTTTAATCCTGAAGAGTATTGGCCGCATTTTCAATATTATAAAGCATTAAGTATGTTTGATTCTTCGATTCGAAATAAAATTTATTTTATGCATATGGATGAGGAGTTTAACTCAGAGCAAGCTATATTAGACGGATTTGGAGTGGTATAATAATGGCAGTTGTAAAAAATATTGAAGAATTTAATATTGGAGATTGTATATCACAGAGTAAAAATGTCTACAAGGTAATTTTTAATGATACTATTAGAAAAAGAGTCAGAGTTAAACACTTATCTATGTACTATGAATGCGAGTTTGATTATGGAGCTCATTTTGTACTTGTTAAGGAGGTATCTAATGAACTTCCAAGAATATAGTAATAAAGCATTAACTACATGTCATTTAAGTGGAGAGGACAAGATTTTAGAGGGCGGAATGGGTTTATCAGGGGAATCGGCAGAAGTGTTGGAACTTATAAAGAAGTGGAAATGTCAGGGACATGAGTTGGACTTAGAAAAAGTTCAACTAGAACTTGGAGATACTTTATGGTACATAGCAGAACTTATAGACGCGCTTGAATTAAATTTTGAAACTATTCTTTTTAAAAATTTAAAAAAGCTAAAACAACGATACCCAGATGGGTTTGACTCCCGTAGGAGTATAAACAGAGAGGAGTAAATTATGAAGGATATTAGGAGGGTGGAACTAGATTACATGCGATCAGTGACGGAATACTTAGCTTCTAATTATCCACAATATTTTAAGGTAGATACATACGAACACCCAGTAATGGGTGTTCGTATATCTGTAACTATACTGCCGTATAATAAAACTGTGGATATACAAGTCATAACAAATATTGATATAAATTTCGATAATAATAGTGTTTTAATTGCAACGGAACTAGGGAATTTTTTAATTTCAGATTTTATTAAGGATGGGACGGTGATATAATGGAGCAAAATCAAATAGATCCGGCCTTATTTTATCAACAGTTACAAAAATACGTAGATTGGAATATTGAAAACTTATATCAATCTAATGATAACGACTTATTGTTTAAGTTTTGCAAGAACATATTAGGATATCATATTCCAAGAAAGAAAGTTTGTCCTGACCATGTTGCCCCGTTTGATTTTGTAAGTGATTCTTTTTATGATAGAAAGTCAAAGTTTTTAGTAGTTGCTAATCGTAACGGAGGTAAAACTCAAAATTTTGGAATTATAAATGGATTAGACGCAACTTGTAAAAAAAGATGTGAGATTGCTTCAGTAGGGGCTATTGAAGATCAAGCTAAGAAATGTTATAAATATACTACGGATATTATTAAAAAGCCATATTTTAAACATCTATTGGATACTGAACCTAGAATCAGTTTAACTGAGTTAAACAATGGCAGCGAAATTAGTGTACTTCCTGGAACTATGGCTGGAGTTAACGGTCCACATCCTCAAAAAACTAATTTTGACGAAGTAGAATTAACTCAATGGAAAATTTTAATGGAGTTTTTATCAATGGCAAAGTCGACTAAAGATGTTCCTGCCACTACTAGAATAACTTCTACTAGAAAATTTTCTCATGGACCAATGCAAAGATTAATTGATGAACGTGAGAAAAGGGGATTTAATTTTTATATGTGGTGTATTTGGGAAACGATTGAAGCTTGTTCAGACGCTAGGAGCGGAGTAGTTCCTACAACTTTGGTTATTCCAGACAGTAAAAACGATCAATTGCATCATCATACAGTATATTCCCATAATAAGGACGATCACGGAAAAGCTTATGGAATTGACATAATTAGAACAAATAGAGAAAAATTTACTGGATGTTTGGCTTGTCCACTTGTAGAAGTTTGTTTAACTAAAGCTAAACATTCTGATGGATACTATGATTTAAAGGATACTATAGATAAATTTACTGGATTAGATAGAGAAACTTGGGATGCTCAGTGGGAGTGTAAAAAGCCAGGAAAGTCTGGTCTTGTGTATGGAGAATTTGATGAAGTAGTGCATGTAATTTCTCAAGAAAGTTTCAAATATAATCCAAACTATAAATGTATAGCCGCACAGGATTTTGGATATGAGGATCCTGCGGGTACAATATTTATGCAATTTCTTCCAAATGGCGATGCTGTAATATTTGATGAACTATATATACGAAGAACTCAAACTCCAGTTTTAATTCAAAAATATTGGTTACCAAAACAAAGGCAGTACCACTGTGAAGCTTGGATTGCTGACACAGAAAATGCTGATGCAATTTCTCAAATGGAAAGCGAAGGACTTCCAGTTATTGGTGCTAATAAAGAATTAATTAACGGAATAGATAGAGTAAGATCTTGGCTTAGAACCGCTGATGGGTATGTAAGATTATATATTACAAGTAATTGTGTTAATGTTATTAAGGAATTGAATGCATATCGTTATCCTGAAAATGGTGGAAATAAACCAATAGACCGAGATAATCATTTAATGGATCCTATTCGATATATATTTAACACTCTAGACGAGATTGGTGGAGATGCAAAAGTAGAAGCGGAAGAAGTGTAGCCTAGATGGGTTACACTTTTTTTTTATTAAAAACATTGTAATTACATCAAAAATACGTCCTATATATAAAGTATGATTGAAGGGAGGGAACATAATGGCTGACATAAATGAACTTATTGAAGAAGACGATTCTGTAGTATCAGGTTATTTATTATCGGACGGAGAAGTAGTTTCCAGTTCTTATTTTGAAAAAGCTAGAAAAAGTAAATCGAACGAATCGAACGCATTAGATACTGACGAAGATCAGTTTGGAGAAGCTTATGCGTCTGGTCTAGTTTATAAACCCACATTAGTATTTAAAAATTTAAAAAGTTTTTCTGGAGAAAATACGTATCATCAAAGATGTATTAATCAGATAGCTGTTGATTGTTGTTCGGATTGGGAAATTATTCCTTTAGATAAGTTTGGGAACAAAATTCCAAAAATAGAAAGAAAAAGAAAAAAACAAGATAATATACTTTATGATTTTTTTGAACATTGTTCTAAAGATGACGATTTTTTAGAGCTATGTAAAATGATGTTAATAGATTATCAGACTTTTGGATGGACTAATATAGAAATGACTCGTAATAAGATTGCACTTCCAAAAGGATTATATCATGTTCCAACAGAAACAATGAGAATTGCTAGAAACTTAAGTGCTATTATGGATACTGACGAAAAATTCATGGTCCAAATAGTTAATAATCATGAACGAGTATTTAAGATTTTTGGAAAAGACAAATTTTCTATTATGATCGAACCTTATACTAAGAATGTTATGACAGAGGTTCTTTTCATGAGAAACTATCATGTGGATGGTGGAAAATATGGAATTCCAAATTGGTTTCCAGCAGTAAAATCTATGGTAGGAACTGATAAAGTTGCTGAATATAATATTAATTTTTTTAATAACGAAGCAGTTCCAAGATTTGCTGTAATAGTTTCTGGAGGTAAATTAGACGAAGGAACTAAAACCTCTATAAAAAATTATTTTAAAAGTGATCTAAAAGGAGTTAAAAACGCCCACAAAACTTTAGTACTGACTAGCCCTAAGGGAGTTGAAGTTAAATTAATTCCACTTGCCACTGATATCAAAGATGGAAGTTTTAGATTATATCGAAAAGACAATCGAGATGAAATTATCACTGCACACGGAGTTCCTCATCATCGGATACAGGTATTAGATTCTGGAAACAGTGGTACTATTTCTCCAGGAACTATATTTCAATTAGATAAAACCTATAAATACTCTATCGTATTACCACTTCAACAAAAAATTCAATCAGTGTTTAACCGTATTATACGCTATGGATTTGGAATCGAAGATAGAGTACTTGAATTTAAGGAACTTGATATTGGAGAAGATACTCAAAAGGCAGAAGTAATGAAAACAATTGCAGGAGCTCATGAAAAATACTATTCAATTGGTGCAATGACTCCTAATGATATAATGCAAGATTTAAATTTACAGCCGTATACTAAAGATAACATCGAAGCTGATCAGCAAGATATACTAGAATGGGCATCAACTCCAAGGCCTATATATCTAATACGTCAAGCACAACTTCAGGCTTCTAATGAGCTTCAAGCGAACACTGCCAGCGGAAACTTAAACGAAACTTCAAACGAATTTGGAGATAAGAGTAGACAGCAAACTCAAGGAAACACTCAATTCAATGATGCTCAGCTGAATGAATTGACGATGAAAAGAAATGTAGTTCTAAAAGTTTTAAAACAACTTGACATGGAACTTGAAAAAAACATAAAACTTTCAAATATTAATTCGGAGGATTTACAGAATGAAGCTTAATTATACAGAAGTTAATTGTGTAATGGTTGATGTTTTTGAGATTGTTGAAAAACAGTTTGAAGAATGCCTCGAAAAGAAAAAAGGAAATTATAATCAGGCCGGCAAAAACAATAACAATTATAAAAACGGAATAAGTACTTATGCTCAAAATAAAAAAAGCAGTTGTGAAACTTGTGGTAGCAAGAAAAATTTAATGGTCCATCATAAGGATGGAAATCGTAATAACAATAGTCCATCTAATCTTCAAACATTATGTTGGTCGTGTCATGAGAAGAAAACTGAAAGAAAGTAGGTGATACTAATGTCAAGTCATGCCGTGTATAGAAAAAGGCATTTCATTGTAGTAAAAAGCTTTTTTAACCGTGGAATGTACTATACAGTGATTAATACTATCAAAAAAACTCATTGTCATGTTTCAAACATTAATTATACTGCGGCAAGAGTTATATGTTATCGTGCCTCTAGAGAAGAAATTCCAGATCATTATCCGGAATGGATGAAAGATCGAATAAGGAGGATTTTATAGTGGGCGATACTTTATTAAGAATTAAATCCGAGAGTGATCAAGAACACTGGGGAGTTGGTTGTATTATTCTTAACAAAGAAAATAAGATTCTTTGTATTGAGCGATCCGATAATCACTTATGGTGCTCTCCTGGAGGAACTGTTGACCCAGGAGAAACTGTTGTAGATGCAGTAATTCGTGAGATCAAAGAGGAAGTTGGATTAGACATAACACGCCCAAAATATTTAGGAATGGCTTTTACCCAAACTGAGAAAAATGGAGAAGTTATCATTTGGAACTCATACTGCTTTATATGTGAAGAGTATACTGGAGAGATTAAAATACAGGAACGAGAGGTGTCTCAATATAACTGGTTAGGACTATATGAGTGCTTAAGGTTACCAATATTTAGACCGTTTTTACATTCATTAGATATGATGATGCAATTTCCGGAATATTTTGAAAGACTATATCGAGCAGATATAGCTAAAATGACTTCTCTGGAACAAATGACTTCTATTCATAATGCTGGGTCTAATGGAGGTCATGGACATTATGATGGAAGTGGAAAATGGGTGTATGATAAACCAAACAAAAAACAAACCGCCCCAACTATGCAAATGACTGGAATTAACCGTGCTAACAATCAAATAACAGAATTACGCGATAGTTACATACGCTATTTTAAAAAAGTTAAAGACACAAAGAGTATATATACTGTACAGAACGGTAAATTTAACTTTCCGAGCTATAAAGACGCTATAAAACAGAGTATAGCCACTAATGAGCAAGAATACTTCAAAAAGTTTAAGGAGCAATATATTCTATATTCGATATTCGGAAAATAGTCATAAATGTATTGTAAACCTGATTATAATATGTACTATATATAGATAGGAGTATTTTCAAGATCGAGGTGATCTAATGAGTAATAGCTTTAAACAAGTTGTTGATATCTTCAAAGTTGATGAAGATAAGCGAATTGTTTATGGTAAGGCACTTGTACCAGACAAAATTGATTTTCAGGGAGATATAGTCTCCAAAGAGGACATTGAAGAAGCGGCTCATAATTTTCTTATTAACTTGCAAAAAGCTTATCAAGAGCTATTAACTGATGGTATTAGTAAAACTAAAGCCAGCGAAATAGGGTTTATGCATAAGTTTTTTAAGGGAGTTGGAGGATTTGGTTATATTATAGAATCTTACATTGATCCTGAGGGAAGCTGGGTTTTAGGAACTAAAGTTACCGATGATAGCATTTGGAAAATGATCAAAGAAGGTAAAATCACAGGTTACTCAATTGGAGGTCAGGGTGTAAGAATTCCATTAGTTGAGTAAAGGAGGTGAAATCGTGCCTAAGAACAAGCTTACTAGTTTAGAAATTGGAGAAGTATCTTTTGTAGATAAGGGCGCAATAGGAGAATCTTTTTCCATAATAAAAATGGAAGATCCTGATGATTCAGATAATGCAGTCTTAAAAAATTATCAATCTTCTCAAATTTGCGAAGCTTTATCTAAAATGTCCGAAGATGATTTTGTCGATGTCATGAAAAATTTAATGACTAGATATCATGAAATAAATAAGGGAGGGAATACAATGAATGAAGATCAAGTTAAAGAAATAGTTAAAAACATTGTCGGGGAATTAGCCGAAACGTTTAATAAAAACTTTGCTCAAGTTAATAAATCTATTAATGAAATTCAAAAGTCAGCTCAAGCAGAAGCTGATGAAAAGGCTAAAGCTGAGGAAGAGAAGAAAAAGAAAGCTCAAGCTGATGAGGTTGGAGCTGTTAAAAAATCTTTAGAAGATGTTACAAAATCTGTATCTGAGATTAATGAAGCTCTAAATACAGTGGCTAAAATGAAAGAGTCAGTTGATGGAATTTCTAAAATTTCCGAGTCTATAGCAGAAATTTCTAAAAGGTTAGACAACATTGAAAAGATGGAAAATCCATCAAATGCTGTTAAAGAGGGAGTTGCCAAGGGAGCTGAAGAGGGTACAAAAACTGTATTTTGGAAATCTCTTCTTGGAAATCAATCCCAAGAATAATATAAAGAGGAGGAATCGTGAATGTCATTTAATAAAACATTTGTTAACAAGGCTGGGGTAGTTACTCCTACAAGTTTCGCTAATGCTCAGTCAACTGGGCTTAGTATTGACGAAGCTGATAAATTTATAGACTATATTGTAGATCAGTCATTTATGAAAAAGAATGCTAGGGTAGAGAGAATGAATGCTCCTACTAAAACTATAGCTAAAGTGGGTATTGGAAATAAAATATTAAAACCTGCTAAATCTGCTGTAGATCCTGGAAATACTGTATCATTTGATACTGATCAATTAACTCTGACTACTAAAGAAATAATTGCCATTGCAGAGATATCCGATGATTCACTTGAGGATAATATCGAACACGATGCTTTTGCAGATCATTTAATGAAAATGATTGCGGCTCAAGCTTCAAACGAATTAGATCTTATGTGCATGTACGGAAAGAGACTACCAGATGGGGAAATAGGCAGTGCTACTGATATTAATCAGTTAGTAAATGGATGGTTAACTTTAGCTGGCGGTGGCGACGGATCTTTAAGAAAAGATAAAGGACACGTTATTGATGCTAGAACTTCTGGATTATTTTCAAATACCGATGGATTCTTAGAACCAGAAAAACTTTCTAGAGTAGTTAAAGCTCTTCCAAATAAGTATAGAGGAAATAAACAGAATTTAAGATTTTTAGTTCCAGACGATTTATATCAAGATTACAACGATTATTTAGGAGCAAGAACTGTATCTACTGCTGATGCATATTTACTTGGAGTTGGAAATCTTACATATTCAAATATTCCATTAACTCCAGTATCTCTTATGCCAACTGATAGACCGGTTGTAAAAGTAGGTGGAGCTAGTACTACTACAACAGGAGCAGTTATTGGAGCTACTACTTTAACCGTAGCAGACGCTACTGGAATAGCTAACGGAGAGTCTTTAACTTTAGCAATAGGAACTGCATACGAAGAAACTGTAGTAGTAAGTAGTGTCGCAGGAGCTACTATAGTGTTATCAACTCCATTGCAATTTGGGCATGTCAATGGAACTCCAGTTGTAGAAGTAATTTGTAATGGATCCGATCTATTACTTACTGACTATAGAAATCTTATATTTGGTATACAAAGAGATATCAAGTGGGAAACTGAACGTCATGCTAGAAGAAGATCAACTTCTTTTATAATGACTTTAAGAGTTGATACTCAAATAGAAAACTTGGATTCAATGGTATTATTGAAAAACTTAAAAGTAAAATAATATCATAATCTATCAGTAATGGGGTATCCACTTAAAATAGTTGATACCCCATACTAATATAGAAAGGAGAGTTTTTATGAATTTAGTAAGTTATATTGGATCGTGTGGAACTTTATACGAGCATGGACAGAAGTTTACTACACTTCGTAGATCAGTGATTTTAGATAACGAATCTGTTAAGCCTTTTTTAAATAATAAAGATTATAACGTGGTTCCTATAAAAGAAGAACTTATTGTAGAGAAAGTTAGTTCAGGAGATCCAGTACAGCAAGTAACTCCAGAAACACCTGTAGAGGATTTAAACGCTGATAAGAGAAAGAAACTAATGAAGTTAACTGCTGAACAATTAAAGGAAATGTGTGAAAACGCTGGTTTAAGTACAGATGGAAAAAAGGAAGAATTAATAGATAGGATTTTAGCTCCAAAGGAGTGATATTATGGGATATTTAACCATAGAAGAATTAAAGCAAGGTGGAGTTACTTCTGAAATACTTAATTGTAATGACCATGTTAGAATTCAATTTTTGATCGATTACTGTTCCGCAATAATTGATGGATATACGGGAACTGATTTTTATAGCTATCTTAATGTTACAAAAATAGTTGATGGGGAAGGTAAAAAAACTCTGCCCCTTCCAAAAAGATTATATAATCTTATCGAGATTAAAGATGTTATAAATAACGTTGTATATACTACAGCTAAGCTGAAATCTAACAATCGAGAGATATATTGTAGGGATGATATATTTGACGCAGATATAGAAAATATTCAAATTATTGGTGACTGGGGATGGGAAGCTGTTCCAGAAAAGATTAAAAATGTTTTAATATCCTTGTGTAATAGAAACTTTGAAACTTTGGGAGACGAGGAAGCTTTAAAACGCATAACTGGTCCATATAAGAAAGAAGACATTGGAGATTATAGTTATGAGTTAAAAACTTCGTTTAATCTTGTTACTGGTAACAAAATCGAAAGCACTGGAGATTCTACGTTAGATATGATCCTAGATGATTTCAAAATATCCGATTTCGATATAGGAGTGATATAATGTCCAGTTTGTTTGAAACTCACTTAGTTACTGTACAGGATAATGGAATTACTTACAAACCAGGAACTAAACAACCCACAGTTGGATTTGGAGATTTAATAAAACATTTTCCCTGTCATATTGGAAGAACAGGATCAACTGGTTCTTTGTTAAAGCTTCATGTTTTAAAAAAGCATCTTGATAAGATCCCTAAGCCGTTAGCCCGTGGATTTAGAATCATTGACGAAAATCATAATGTGGTATACGAGCTTACTGAAAATCCAATATGGGCAGGAGGATCCAAGCATCATATAGAATGTTCTTTAGCTGAGGTGATATAATATGCCATCTAACAATTCCGGTAGATTAGATGTCAGGCTAAGAGTAAATCATGATCAAGTTCAGCAAGAGATTGGTAAGTACATAGAAACTAAGCAAAAAGTGGTTAGAGATATGTACAAGCAGGCTGGCGATATGTATAAAAAGCTACTGGCAGAAAAAATTCCGTCATTAGGATTTGGAGAGCTGAACAAAGTTTTTCGTTATAGCACTACTACATCTAAACATGGAATTGAATTAACTGCTGGAATACTTCGTAAATCAGAGTTTGGAAATGTTCATGATTTTTTAAGGTTTTGGTTATACGGAACTAAGCTTCATTGGGTTTCTTTAAAAGCTCATCCAGAATTAGCAGAGTGGGGTTTAAAACGAGGTATTATATCTGAAGAGGGTGGGGCTTATTATGTTCCGAATCCTAGATATACCTTAGATGGAAGAAAGTATAAAACCCGTGCTCTACGTGTAAGTGTACGAAGCCATTACAGAGACGTTCTACAAATACAAAATCAAGTATTAAAACAGCTTATGTATAAACTATCCCAGTTATAGGAGGGGAAACTAATTGTCTGTTAGAAGAAGAATCTTTGCAAACACTATAAGTGACTTAATAATAAATCTTCTAGAACAAACTCCATCTTTAGGGTTTATAAAAACTATAACTAAGGGAGATTTAAGCTTATTACCAGCTCCTGAACAATACCCAGAATTTATGCCAGCTGTTTTAGTTGATATAACTGATGTATTTAATCATGTTCATATTGGAAGTACTGTAAGCGCAAGCGCTTATGAATTTACCATAACTTATTTAAAATATTATGATATAGCATATGAATACGATGTTAAGCAATCTTCTATTAAAGAATCTGAATTAATCGCAGATACTCTTATGGAAGATATAACTTTAAAGAATATAATTATACCAGATGGAAGAATACTAGAAACAAGAACACCGCATATTGGTATAAATAGTGATCAAAATCAAGTATTTAAAAATTTAAAATTACCAGTGATAGTGACTGACATTAACTATGTCGTTTACTTCATTAATACTAAAAAATAAGGAGGTTTGTGAAATGACTACTAAGATTGTTTTCAATGGTCTTGGACCATCTTCAGATTTTCGTCACGAAGGAATAGTTTATCGTGACGGAATGATAGCTGAATTACCAGTGGATGTTGCATTAGTTGCTATGAGTGGAGGCTATGCTGTAGAATATACTGATTTATCTTTATCTACAGTTACTAAAAAATTGGAAAGTGAATCTAAAAAAAGAAAGGAGATTTCAGAAAAAGTGGAATCTCTTACTAAAGGAGGTAAATAATTATGGGTGATTTTGATGGAATCAAAATAGGTGTATGCGATTGTTATTGGACTCCTGCCGCAACAACTTCAGTTCCAAATCCAGGAGAGCTATTTTTGGGACTAACTAAAGGTGGAGTAGAATTAACATATACTCCTGAGTATCACGATTTAACAGTAGATCAATATGGAAAAACTCCAGTAGATTCTGTGTTAATAGGAGAGGCTGTTTTAGCTAAAATTCCACTAGCTGAAACTGATATGGCTAAGCTTAAATTGTTTGCTCATACTGCTACTTGGGACAATGCCACTAAAAAGCTTACTTTTGGTAGATTTCCAGGATTTAGACTTGGAGACACTGGAGGAAAACTTAGATTACATCCTATAGCTAACGGAACTAGTACTTTGGAGGATGTAACTATTTACAAGGCAGTAAATAAATCTGCTCTACAACTTAATTATAAGCTTGAAGACGAAACTTTGTACAATTGTGAATTTAACGGATTAGTTAAACGTGGAAACAATAACGGATCATTTTTATTCGAGATTGGAGACTCCTCTACTCAACTTACAGTATTACTTCCGGATTTATCCAACCTAGAGGCTTTAATTAAAAACATTGGAGGAGATTTTGTAGTTTCGCCTACAGTAATTCCTATGATATACGGAACAGCTGACCCAGCAGAAACTCCTCCACATGCCAATACTACTTCGGTTGCTTTAAATTGTACCTATAATACTGTGTTATACGATGTTACTAATAAGGCAACTTATGCTCCACAAATTTCAGCTATTAATGGAAATACTTTAATTGATGGCAGTGGAAATCCAACTTCAGCGCTTTCAGCTTTAAACGGGTTAATTACTTCAAAAAGTACTGCGGTTTTAACCTCGTATACAGCAGGAGGCTCCGCTATCGTAGCAGGAGATATTATTACAACTGCAATAAGCATTAGTTGGGCTAATAGGAACCATGTTATTACTGTAAGAGTAACCGTCTAATTAATGGAGGGGGTAGGCAAGTCCTACTCCCTTTATATTATATTTAAAATTAATAAAATAATTGTAAAATATTAATGAATACTCAACTTGTCTATATGTTAATTTATATTGGAGGGATAAACACTATGGAACAAAATACAAACAGCGCATCAATAGGTAATTCAAAAGTAATAACAATTAATGATAAACCTGTCATGGTAAAAAAATTAGGGCTGATTAAATATACTATAATGACTAATAGTGTTAGAGGGTTAATTACTACATCATTAGATTTAATTCGTCAATTAGTAACGGAAGAGGATGTTATCTTACTAGATAAGAATGAGGCTATTCCGATATCCCAAAGAGGTGCTAAAATTGCAGAAACTCTTACTAACATGATTGATCAAAATATTATGCAAGTTATAAAACTAATTGATATATGTGTTCCAGATCTTGGATATGAGTATATATGCGAGGAAGTTGGGCTTGATGACGCTCTCTATATTTTAAAAACTGTGGTTGAAGTTAATAAGCTTCAAAAATTTGGAGAAGAAATAAAAAACATGTTGAGGGGTCTTCAGATAAGCAAATAGGCTCATTTGAGGAAAATAATTCAATTGAGGATCCCGAGTTCCATCAGTTAAAACAAGATCAGTGGTTGACTTATATGATTCATACTTTGTGTAAAGAATATAAATGGAGCAAACACGAAGTAGACGAAGCGTATCCAGAAGAAGTTATAATATTGTTAAAGTTCTTGGCATTTGAAAGGAAAGATGAGGTACTATCTAAAAAACTTGAATACTATAAAAATCACGTGGATTTAATACACATTCAACACGGCGACCCAGAAAAACTTAGAGACTCGTTTGTCTCTGCTATTGAGAAACTTCAAAATATTCAAATTCAGATAAATAACGCTAAGCTTGATGATGATCTTCCAGATTATGCTAGGCTTAACGCATTAAAACAAGCTTTAAGTAACAATAAAAGGTGAGGTGGTATAAATGGACGAGTTGACCCTTAAAGTCAGAACCGATTTTAGCGATATTGAACAACAGTTTAAAAAGATTTCTAGCTCTTTAGAAAAGTATTCAGATATCCCAGAACTGAAATCTCAAGTTGATAATCTAGCTACCTCATTTTCAAAATTGATTGATATGTCGAAAACTTTGGATACTGTTCTTTCCTCTTCAAAAGGAATTAAAAATTTAACTACTCAAATAAATAACGTAAACCGAGATGCTAAAAATATTTCTAAAATTTCTACAGACGGAAGCAGTACTTCTGGAGTTACAATCGATTCAAACGCTATCAAGCTCGATACCAAGGTGTTAACTGATATGCTAGTATTATTAAAAGCATCATTAGCTAATGCTCTTCCACAGGTTAAGGAAAATGAAGCTTTAAAGAAAGTTTCTTCTGAAATTGAAAATCAAGAAATTAAAGCTTCTAAAAAGAAAAAAGAAATTGTGGATTTTCAAAATAAACAGGCTGACGAAGAATTAACTGCAATCAAACAAGTGTCCCGAAAAAAGAAACAACAATCCATTCAGGCTGATATGCAGTCTTCCTTAATGTTAGAAGAAAAATTAAATTCTTCGGGCAATACAAAAAAAGGAATCCTATATCAAACTATTCCAGAATTACAGCAGGAACTAGCATTACTGACAGCAGAAAACGATATGGTAGGAAAAATTGTTACTGGATTTCAAGATATAGTCAATTTGGTTAATTTAAAAAATCAGTTTCTTTCTGAGACAATTAATAAATTATCCAGTGACGGAGAATCCATTACATTCCAAAATAATTCCAAGACTGGGTTTGACGATATTTCTCCAAAGGAAACTGATGACGGCTCTCCTATGACTAAATCTGATGAATTAGAACGAGACAGAGTGTTACAGCAGGAGTCGACTATTCGATACAACATGCGAAAGCAACAGGCTAAAGAGGAACAGCAGGAGCTAGAAAAGGTTTATAAAATACAAGACAGAATCTTTAAACTTAAAGAGCAAAATTTAAATAGTGATGAAAACATCAAAAAGTATAATAACGAAAAAATATTTAGATTAGAAGAACAGGAAAAAGCACTACTTTCTGGAGTTGGATTTGATAGCGTTGCAAAGGCTTTTTCTAATAAGAATGACTTACAAGCCAAATTGGACTCTGTAAGTAACGACAAAAGTAGATCAGAAGATTTAAAGCAACAGAACGCTGAGTTTAAAAAATCAGTTGATTTGGTAAAGGAGTTAATTCGTTTAGAAACTGAGCTGGCTAAAAATCCTGGAGCTAATTTAAAAACTCAGCTCAATGACGAGTACAAAACAATATCTTCAGATTTAGCTAAACAAAGATTAAAATTATCCATCAATCAGAGAAGTGAGTTGGATTCCTTTAAAAATGAGATAAGTAATAAACCTTTAGAAGCTGGAGCTCGTGCATTGGATAGACAGGAAGCTGACGATATAAAATTAGCTAACAGTCAGCTAGAATTAGAAAAGAAAAAACTTTCTGAGATAGAAAATTATTTAGTGAGTATTCAAAATAAATTAAATGAAATGAAACGTAATTATGGTTCATTTTTAGATACTCCAGAAATAAAAAGTCAGATCGATTCGTTCGTAAATTCATTAAGGAATTCAAAAACCGCCCCAACAAATTTCAATCGTTCTAGTGCTAATAATATATGGGATGCTATTAATAGTAACATAAAAAATAAAGCAGGGCAAGAAGGTTTAAGCAATGTAAATACTATGTATAACAAGTTAATAGCGCTAATAAAAGAGGAATCTAACGTTAAGTTAAAAGCTTATAAGATTGATGGAGAAGACAATGGCTTAATGGAAGAAAAGCTGAAATTAGTTCAAAAACAAATTTCAGAACTCGAGGCATTACTAGGTAAATATAATCTTTTAAATAACAGCCAAAGAGAAAGCTTAGAAATTGAAAAACAAAAATCTAATGCTACGTTCGAGTCTGGAAAATCGCTGTTTGATAAGTCTTTTAGCGACACTGGTCAAAAAATTAAAGAAGACTTAATTAACCCAACAAATCAATTTTATTCAGCGTTTAATAGAGGTGGCGAAGGAGTAATTAATCAACTTACCAGTTTTCAATCTAAACTATATGGAGTTAGATACGCTTTAGAAGGAGTAATGGCTTTAGCGGGTGGAAAAAAGGTATACGATTGGTTAATTGGAACTAACGCTCAAATAGAAACTTTACAAAAATCCATGGAAGTTACTATGCACAGCACAGAAAAGGCTGAAAAATCTATTCAAAGTTTAAGAAGCTACGCGGCATTAACAGCCTTCCAAGAAACTGAAACTTTTAGAGCTGGAGAAACATTGTCTGCAAATCGTATGGATGTTGATAAATGGATAAGAACTGCGGGTGATCTAGCCGCGGCTAAACAGCCTCAAGGAATTGAATTAAATGATGTTATTGATGTTATAACTCGTATAAACTCTGGAGACTTTGGTAAAGCTATGATACGACTTAGACAGTTAGGTATATCATTATCAGACTTTAGAGCTCAGGGGTTGCAATTTAGTAAAAATAATACGTATCTTGGAAATACAGATGAAATGCTTGAGGCATTACAAAGAATTGTTAGTCAACGATACGGAGGAATGACTGAGGTATTAGGAAACACTGTAGCTGGTTCTATTTCGACAATAACTGACTATTTCCAGCAAATTGGAATAGATCTTGGAGGCGGAATATTTAATCAATTTAGTGCCGCTTTACAAAAGTGGAAAAAACAAATTCAAGAATTTAGAGATAGTCCAGAATTTCAACAGATTATTTCTAATTTTAATAAGGCTTTTAATACTTTGAAAGATTTTATATCACCTCTTGGATCCGGATTAAAGGAAGTAATTTTGTTATTCGCAAAGTTTTTACCGGAAATTGCAACATATGTAAAATTATTAACTGGTATTAAAATTACTCAAGCATTTTTTAAAGGCTTCGATACTCTACAGTCAAACTGGAAAAAAGTAAATACTCAACTAACTATACAAAAACAATTAATTGCTCAGTCTGGAGAAGCTACTATTTTAGAAAATAGCGCGTCAAATAGGCTGTACGACACACTATCCAGAGTTGTAGCGATGAGAAAACTTGGGCTTCATTATGCAGATGAAACTGCCGTTGCTGATGCAGTAGCCGCGGGTAATATTCAAGCTAGAGGAGTTAAATTTGCTCAGAAAAATTATACTAATGCATCTAACCAGGCAAGTAATATAGCTCAGGCTACTGGAGTTGCAACTTCCGTTAAGTTAGCAAAAAGCGCTCTTTCCGGAGCTGGAGCGGAAGCGGGCCTTGCAGGAATTGGAGCAGGAATTACAAATACATTAGGAATCGCGGCATTAGTCTTGCCGATCGTAAATGTATTAGTAGGAAGCATCCGACAGGCAGTCGAAAGTCCGGAATCTAAATATACTTCGGAAGATTACGAGCGTATTGCTAGTGAAAGAGGTACCGAAGTTAATAGATTAGCAGAAATTAATTTACAAAGACAAACTGCTCGAGCTCAAATAGAATATTACACTAATGCAGTAGAACAGACTAAAGCTGAGGTCGAAAGTGCAAAGTCAGTATCAGAATCCAGTCCAAAAGATAAGGCTGCCTTAGATGCTTATAACAATGCATTACATTCTAGTGCAGATGCAGTACATCGATTATCTTCCGCACAGGAACAGTTAACTCAGGCTAATAGACAGTTACTTAATATAGCTCCAGAACTTGTTAAAACTTTAATGGATCAGAAAGGATCCATTACTGATAACACAAGTGCATTTGATGAAAATACTAAAGCTATAGAAGATAACATACGTTCCCGTAAATTAGACATTGCCTATCAAAAAGAAAAAGAAATTCAAGCGGCAAGAGCAGAATCAGCTAAATCTGAACAACAAATAATTCGGAATAATAGTAATATAAGATTTGCATCAAATGCTAATAGAGGAGTTGGAATAGCAGGAGCTTCTTTCTTTAACTTATTAGGGGGAATAACTGATATTGCAGGACTTTCGGATGTTCTTGGAATTAATAAAATAAAAGAATCTTATAATCTCGCCGCACAAAATTCAACCGATAAACAAATTACTATAAATGGAATGCAAGTAGACAATAACAAGTTATTTGATACGGTTCAAAATTCTCAGAAATTGGAGGCATTAAAAAACGAGGCAATTCAAAGAAAGTTTTTTATAGAAGGAACTGATCAAGTAGATTGGCAAATCTTTTTAAAGCAAAAAGATCGAGAAGAAAAAACTAACAATAATTACTTAATGGAAGATGAAGGAGTAGCTACTAGAGCTAGTGAAATTCAATCAAATGGCGATATTGAACTAGAAAATATTAAAAATGCATATCAGGTTAATCTTAATGAAATTAAAAAACGTAATAATGGAACTGAGAACGAAGAATATAAAGACATGATTAAACAACGAGACGATGCTGTTCGAGAAATTGGAAATCAAGTTTTAAATGAACTTGAGGCCATTCAGTCAAGTAATAGCAGTATGAGAATGTCGGCGTTAGCAAGAGCAGAAGGATCTAAGATTCAAAGAATTACTGATATTATGAAAAATGATGATGATATAAAAGTTTCAGATATTACAGATGCTGTTGAACAGTTAAGAAGTGATGGGGACGCTATAATTACTGGAAAGTTGCATGAGTATCAAGAGTCAATTAGGGAATTCTTTAAATTGGATCTTGGAGGAATTGCGGACAATATTAATTTGTATCGAGACCAGTTAGACACTATGGAAAGAATTAATAATAACGAAGAAACTATTAAAAATGAAATCAATAAAGCAAAACTTAAAATGGATAGCATTACCGAAGAATCCAAAAATGGAAAAAGCGCTCTTCAATCATTTAATGATGAATGGGAACGTAGGCGTCAAATGGCTGAAACTCAGAAGGAAATCGAGTTACAAAGACAGCAGATGCAAGGTAATTACGAAGGGTCGCAGTCGTATAAAAATGCTAGAACAGATCAAAGTAAGCAAGTTCGGGCTATCATTTTAGATGAAATTGAAGGATTAAATAAATTACTTAACTCTCAAGTTTTAAGCGATGAAGATACTTGGCAAGCTAGAAAACAAATATCCGATCTTCAAAAAGAAGCTAATAACCTAGCTTTAGAAATAGACGATAGACTAAATAAGGATGCTCTTGGAGCGTTTCATGAAAAATGGGATGTTCAAAACAATATAGAGGAAGCAAAAAGAGATTTGGCGTTGCAAGAAAATCAATTAAACAACTATGATACTCAATCTACTAAGTACATACAAGACCAAAAAAGTATGAACATGGGTATTAGAGATAGGTTGTTAGCTGAGGCTAGAGAACTTCAATCTCTTATTCCTAAGTTAGACAGTAAATCTCAATTAGATGCTACGCTTCAAATGATTAATTTAAATAAGGAAGCTAATCAGATTTTATTAGATATTAAAAAGAATACTGATCAATTTGGAGAATTCAATAAGCCGAGCTTCGTTAAGGCAATGACTTATTATGATTACATGACTCAGGACAGCGACAGCAAATCCATTGAGATTGGAAGCGCTGAATTTGTATTTAAAATAGACGCCCCCCAAACACAAGAGGACGTTCAAAACATATTGTCATTAGTTCAAACATCATTAGGACAACATGTAACTAGTAGCGATCGAAGGGGAATAGTTAATCCAAATACTAGAGGATAGGAGTGAAATCTATGGCAACTTCAACTAAAAAGACATATCAGCCTTATAAGATATATCGTCGTGGTCCAATTTGGATAAAAGACGAGTTTGATCCTACTGGAAACGAGGAACAGAATATAAATAGAAATTTTATAGATGTGTGGCCCGTAGATTTTAGAGAAAATCCGACGGATGGAGATACATTATTTACGGATAGACGACAAGAAATTGTTGGTGCTCCAGGAACTTATTATTGGAGTTTATTTGCAAATAAACCTTGTGCAGTAGATTTAAGAATTCATTACGAAAAATGTGATTACTACAACAATACTCCTCCTAAATTTTACGAATTTAAATTCGATGTTGGACTGTTCGGTAGCGGATGGCTTAGAACTTATGTAACGGATTACGAAAATGTTGTTCCAGACGGAACTTCTCCAGAGGGGAGACCCGCTTACTCAATAATTGATAATCCAGATACAATGGTTCAAAAGTTTTGGGGTCCATGTTCCTGGCAAGTTAGTGATTATCATAAATTAATTCCAGGACAATGGGTTCAATTTGCATATACTAATAATGGTAAAACTGATCCAATTCCTAGATGCGAATTAGATAATATTGTAATTTACCCTTATTACGAGCTGAATTGCGATTTAGCTCACCTAACTCCAGCTTCTCCGGACACTCCGTTTAAAAAGTTACAAGTTCTTAGGGGATACAATACATTTCAAACGACGACAAGAGTTAGTTCTAATTTTGATATCACTATAAGATTTGATAACGCAATGAGCTATAATGATTTTATAAGAAACATAGATCAGCCTCATGTAATTTGCGACGAGCAAGGAATACTTTATCGTGGAGTTTTAGAGTTAGAAAAAGCCGAATACTACGGAAGTGGGTTATACGAGCAAAGATTAAAATTTAGTTCTCATTGTAAACTAGGAGTGGGGTGGATATAAAATGCTACAATTAAACCGAAGAATGCTCGAAGCTATTGTAAATACACTTCAAATAGGAGACGAAGCTCCAAACTATTTAATGCGTATTAAACGGGTTGAAGAATCTGGATTAGATCCTTATGAATGGAATGGCGTTCCAAATGGAGCAATGTCGTTAGAAATTAGTAGTTCTAGAGAAAGTGGTGCGGCTACTGCAAATGTTAGAGTGGCAAATGCTTCTGGGCTTATGAGTCCAGAAGTTCTTCAAAGTAAAACTGGTAAATTGGTTTTAAAACCAGCTCAAATATCAATTAAACCCGGCGAGGAAGCTCAATTCTATGCATATGTTGTTACTGAGTACAATAATGTATTAGTAGGTGGGCCAGGCGTACTTTATCCAGAACAATGTGACTGGAAAATAGTTCCAATAGGAAGTATTGAGGATTATGGGGATGTTAGCGGATTCCAAATAAATAATGGTAAAGTAACTAATACCACAATTTCAAACGGATCCCATTATGCAGAATGCAAAATTACAGCTACTTACAAAGGATCTACGGTAACAGGAAGTTTATTAGTTTACGACAAGTCTTATATGATAGACGTACCCAATCCAATATTTATGATTCGAGACAGTGAAGAGCAAGACGGAGATTGGTTTTATTTTACGTTAAATGGAAGCCCATTAGTATTCTCAAATCAGGGAGATGTTTCTAATCACGGATATGGAATTGTGGGAGAAGATTCCAATTTAGTTTTAAGCGGCGTGGAAGTAAAATCTGCTCCAGAACTTGATCCAATTGTTTATGGATTTAGACCTCCTGGGTTTGATTATAATCAATTTGAAAAAGTATGGACAGAAATTCCGTTATATTTAAAACCTGGAATTAATAAATTAAAAATTACTTCTACCTGGAACGGAAAAAGATTCTACGATAGCGGAAAGGATACTTGGAACCTAGGAAACGTTACTGGAAATGCTCAACTATGCTATCCAGATGCTGTTAGAACTCCTAAATATACGGAAGATGGATCAAACGGGACACTACAAATGGAATCAATTTATGTACTTCCAAAAAAGATAGATTTAGTAAGTGGGGAATTAAACCCAAATGAATCTCAGGCAGGACCACAGGCAGGATTATATGACTTAATGCATGGAGTAGAGAACCCTAGACAAACTGTTACTTGGTTAATTGAATACAGAAATTCTAATGTTACTAATCCTGATAATGATCCACTTACTGATGTAATCATAGATGATCCAAATAAATATTTTAATTTCTTTGACGATGAAATGTTAACTGACTATACCGAATCTCACTATAAAAATTTGTTTATTCCAGAAAATTATTGTCAATTGTGTCTTGGATACGGGGATGTAGTAATTCCTGTTATAACTGGAGCAATTGATACAATCAATATTGATTCTAAGTCAAGCGTCTTATCGTTTACTATGAGAGACAATATACGATATTTAGTTGATCAAACAATCAACGCATTAAAATGGGGAAAGCAATTATCTTATCCAAAGACGAATATTACAGTAAAGGGTGTAATTGATCCAAGTAAAACTGTTAACCGAACTAAATATGTTACCGTAGAAGGCCCAGATGCTATATCAGTAAGAACTGGTCCTTCAGTTACGGAAAACATGATAGGACAGTTAAGCCCTGGAGATAGGTGTACATATTTAGGAACTACTAACGGATGGCATTGTATTATGTACGGAAGCGCCAGTGGTTTTGTAGATGGATCTAGAACATCGGTTCATAACTCTGGAAATGAATTTGTAGGAGAAGTTCCGATAGGACCATCTCAAACGATGGTAAAAATACAAGATTCTGTAGAGGTTGAGCCAGTGTATTCTCAGCCAGAACTAAGATCTAATCAAATAGGATTAGTTAGAAAAAACGAAACCTATGCATATCTTAGAACAGTGGCTAATGGCACATTTTTCAATGTTGACTACAATGGAATGAGTGGCTACATTAGATCTGAAATATCTACTCAAACTACTGAAAATATGGATGGGTATGCAAACGATGCCAAGTATCAAGCAATTCAATTACCTAATTTATATTATTTAAAAACCGCCCCAAGCGAAACCGCTCCGAATACTACTATACGTGTATATAATGGAGATACTTTAGACATATTAGGAATAGAAGGCGATTGGAGAAAAGTAAAATATCCTTTTGGAGATCCAACCCCAGGTTATATTCATAAAGATAACGTAAAATTAGTATATATTCCAAGACTAGTGAATACTGATGATAATCGAAAAGTTGAGTGGAAGGCTACTGACATGATAATGGATTTAGCTATAGAAGCCACTACGATTAAATGTTTTGAAACACATCCTTTACTAGATCGATCTATTTGTAACGTTATTGTTGAAGACTATTATGTGCCTATTGATGGAGAGCTCGCGGCTTACACTATTCCAAGCAAGTCCTTTCCAATGACTGAAAGTTATTTTGACGCTTGTATGGAAATAGTAAACTTGTTAGGACATGTTAGCTTAAGATGTACTAGATACGGAGACATTGCGCTTAGAAAAGATCATCGTCAAACCCAGCTAGATAATCCGGACTGGTTAATTACTGACTATGTTGATTTAACTAGTTTAACGTACAAAAAAGATGCAGTAGATACTAGAAACAGAGTAATAATTCAATCTACTAACGGGTGGAATATGTACGAACATCCTTTAATTACAGAAAAAATTACAAAAGGAGTTAATCGAACCACTTCAATTAATATAGGCACCTTTGGAGATACTGAGGCAAAAAGAAGATTGGCAGCCTCTAATTTCTTCGAACAAATACTTAGTAGACATCAAACATTAAGTATTGCTATAAAAGGAAATCCATTAATCGAAATAAATCAGATTTGCGAAATTAGGGATTTGATAACTGGAACTAATTCTAAATTCAGCGTTAGAGAAATTAAGCATACTTTCAGTGAGGAAGGATTTATAACCCAACTAGAATTAGATTATATAGCTACCCTTTCTCCGGAGGATTTAATTATGTTAACTGATCAATTTCCATCATCTAGAGACACATTTAACTATCGTCAATACATGACTCCTTATGAAAACAAGAAGTTACAGTTCAAATATGGATTTAAAATTGCTTCGGCAAAAATTAGAGTTACGAAAAATGGATCTAATTTAGCAGAAATAGAAATTACAAGAGATGTAACAGCTCATACAGAAACCACTACCGTTTCTAAAAAATATGTGTATTTAGAATCTAATCAAGTAAACGTTAGAATGACTCCAAATGGGGAAATCAAGAAAATCGAAAACTATGGATACTTTGGAGAATATTTGGGAACTGAGGGTAGTTGGTATAAATTAAAAGATTATGACGGTCAAACTGTGTATGTATGGTCTAAATTCGGAGTTATTCGAGATGGAGGAACTACTATTACTAATTCATCTTCTACAGATGGAGAGTATGTTTCCGGATCTAAGGTTCAAATATTTTTGGACGCTTTAATTAGTAAAATAGGGTGTGCTTATGTTTGGGGAGCTGAGGGTCCAGATTCATTTGATTGCTCTGGATTTATATGTTGGGGTTTAATCAAAGCAGGCGTAAAGCCTTATGGATTTAGAACTACGGCAGAAGGACTGTGGAATATGTGTTCCGAGATTAGTTCGTTAGAAGCTAGACCAGGAGACTTAATATTTAGAAGAGACTCAGACGGAACTATGGGGCACGTAGTAGCTTATCTAGGGAATGGAGTTGATGTTGAAGCTATGGGAAGCGATTATGGAGTCACTAAAGCAGGTCCACCGATCAGATCGTCGTTAACGTATTACGGAAGATTTCCTGGATTGTCAGGAAGCGCTGTATACACACATACTTCTACCGTTACGCTTCCAGAGGGTAGTACTACTATTAGCAATGATATTCCAGATCATTATTCTATCAAAACTACGTATCTTCCGGAAAATGCTACACAAGCTGAACGAAATAAAGCAAGTGAAAATAATGGAAATGTATTGTGTGCCGTGGACGGTTGTGTCCTATATAATGTAGGGATAAGCTCCGATGGAAGCGATAATAATGTTATTACATTATCTTGGGCTTCGTCCAATGGAAGTCCTACAACTTTGGATTTAACTTACGATATAATAGTTTCATAAAGGAGGAATGGAATAAGTGATAAATAATTTATATAATGATATACTTAGAATGATACTAAAGCAAATACGGTATGACAGCGCTACTGGATTTAGTAATTTTGAATACAACAAACTTATTCCAACCTTAGTAGAACCTGATAACGGAAATGATGATTCTAATACCGATTTAACAAATGCTTACGACATAGTAAAGCTTGAAAACTTCGATTACCACTTAAACTACGACGTCGAAGATGTGCTTACAAGCTTTACTTCGAATAATGGACAATGGACATGGAGTTTATGTGCTGACTCCTATGGAGATTTAACTCGCATAAGGGTTTTAAACCCTTATGTTCCTTTTTCAATTGCATTAATATGGGAACATTATGATATTAGAAAAAAAGACGTTGAAATTGAAGATAAAGGAAAACTAACTGATGTAATTCTATTAGCGTTAGATGGTAGTCCTTTATTCTTAGATTTAAATATTATACCAAATAGAGCCTCTTGTGCTCCAGGAGAAAACGTTCAGTTTGTGGCACAAATGACACTGCAAGATGGATCGTTAATGGATGTTACGTTAGATTCGGATTGGACAATTTATTTAAATAATACTGAAATGGAAGTATCTAAAGGAAAAATTACTAACGCGCAGACTGGAAATTGGACTGTAATGGTTTCAGCTCAAGGTCAGCAAGCTACTTCTATATTAGAAGTCGATCCAATAACAATAGTACTAGAGCCCCTTAATGCCATTATAAATCCAAACGAGACTGTTCAATTTACTTCATATTTATTAAAGGGAACTACTAAAACTAAGCTACCATGGAATTCTTGTTCTTGGAGTATTACTTCGGACGATGGAGTTAGCTCAGTTCCTTCAATTTCTAATGGACTCGTTAATAACACTAATAAACCTGGTGGAAAATACACAGTATCCGCCATTTATAATGGAAATACTGCAAATGCTGGGTTATCTATTAATAGGCCTAGTTTATTAATAGATCCAAGTTACAAAGAAATTAGCGAAGGTGATACGGTTCAGTTTAATGCTCTGTTAAAACTCGGAAACACTCTCGCCACTGTAACTACTAATTGTAATTGGAGTATTAGCCCATCTGGGCCAAATCTTAATAACTCGTCAAAAAAAGGATACGTGTCTAATACTGCAAATGCTCAGGGAATTTACGAAATTACTGCAACGTATTCATCATTATCTCTAACTGCTTTTGGCAAGGTAAAGATACTTGATGCTCAGTTTTGGATAGAGCCAACTACTGCGTCTATTGATCAAGGACAAACTTACCAATATAAAGCTTACTACAAAGATGGTTCTGGATTTGTGTCGGAGGTAACAAATCTGTGTTCTTGGACAGTTGAAAATCCATGTAACATATTAAACGGATTAGTTTCTAATACTAACACTCCTGGAACTTACGGAGTTGAAGCTACTTATAACGGTAAGCAATCCACTGCCAATATTAAAATATCAGCTCCTAAATTAGAAATTCGTCCCGACACACAAACCATAAAGCTTATGCACGAAGCTAACTACAGAGTTTATTATACAAGTAGTAGCGGAGAGCGTGATGTTACTGATATTGTAACTTGGTCGATAAATGCTCCAACATTTATTATTTCAAAAGGAAAGATTTATAACTGTAATATTCCAGGCACATATGAAGTGAAAGTAGTTTTCAATAATAGTGGAAAGACTTATATAGATACTGCTTCTTTAGTAGTTAAGGACATATCATTACTGGTAACTCCTTCTAATCAATTAGTTAACTTAGGAAGCACTACCATAGTCACTGCCTATTCCGAGGGAGTTGATGTTACAATGTCCTCTGTATGGACAAGAAACGGAAACGTAGTTCCGAATTTTGATGGGCATGTAACAGTTAACGAATCAGGTCCTATAGTAATGATTGCCACGTATAAGGGTAAAACTGCACAAGGAATAATTAACGTGAAAATGAAATCCCTGGTAATTGTTCCTGGGTCATACGCTATCAACTTAGGAGACACTAAAACTTTTAAGGCATATTTAAGATCTTCCGGAGATGCTGACATTGATGTAACTAACGATTGTAACTGGAATATTGATTCTCCATTAACAATAACTCAATCGGGTCAAATTGGAAATACTAATCAAATTGGAGTGTATAAAGTAACTGCGTTATATAGACCAGTTCCTTCATTAGTAGCTGATGCTGAAGTAGTTATTGCAGAATACACATTTAATATACACTCCACAAATTTAACTTTACAAGTAAGAGACAATTCAGACTTAGACGGAGACTGCATTACTATATGGGTTAACGGTATTGTAGTTTTAGACGATTTTAAGTTAACTGCATCTTGGAATGATGTTATATGCAATTTGCAATCGGGTACTAATTCGATTAAAATTGGAGCTACTTCAAACGGAATTGATTGGTACTATGATTCAAATTACGGACCTCAGTATGGAGCCGGAATGGTAACTGCCTCTGTAAGAGGAATTCAATCAGATTCTAAATCAGTAATTATACCAGAAACTTTGCTAAACATAGATTGTCCAACTAGAGGAATAGAGAGAATTTCATTAGATCCAAATCAATATTTTAAGATTTGGTCAGCAGTTGTAACTTGATAGAGGGGGTGAACTTTTGGGATTTTCTACAAAGATATTTGCTGATATTTTTAAATTTCCTACTCCCTTGTTTCCTAAATATAAGCATTATTACTCCTTGGGAGTTAGATATGACGTTCCTCCACTAAAAAAGGAAACTACTTTACGTATTCTTTTTCCAAAAAATAATAAATACGAGCTTCAGTATGTCGAATATGATTTTAGTGGCTGGAAGGATGGAGATAAAGTTTCAATGTTTAGAAATAACGAAACTATATTTCAAAATTTATTTACCAAAGAATTAGCTCAGCGGGTAAGTGTTCGTCCAGTAGTTAGATTAAATCCTGATGAAGAATACATTATGTTCAAAATTTATAACGATACCGGAACATCAAAAGTACTTTGGTTAGATCTTGGATTAGTGAGCGCTAATCCTATATTAAACCCGGATACTATACTTCCAGATCTAGAAATATTTCCAAAATATAAAAAAATTGGATACGGAAGTACTTACCAATTTACTGCTTTTGCAACCGCAGATCCAGGAATTGCAGAGGATGTAAATTTTTTAGCTAATTGGGAAATAAATAGCCCGGCGACAGTAAAAGACGGACTAGCGTCTAATCTTGTTGACTGTAAGCAATACAATGTACTAGCACGCTACAACGAAGAATCTTCGAGTGCAATACTTGAAGTAGTGAACGCGGTACTTATTGAACCTAGTTACAAAAAAGTTGGTCAGAATCATCCATATACCTTTAAAGTTAGTACATTTGACAATTTAGCTGAGGTGTATAAGGAAAATCCTCAACTTGTCACGTTAACAATTACTGAGCCTGCACAAATAAACGCAGATGCTAAAGTAACAAGGACTAGCGAAGTAAAAATGCATACTATATATGGAACATATAATGGGAATACTGTAATAGCTCATTTAGATGTTGTCGAAGGCTTAAAATTAGTTCCCAATCAAAAAATAATTGGAACTAAATCTACGTTTAAGTTTGATGCTATGCAATTTGAGGATACTACGGAAGAATACAAAAATGTTTCTTCTGAAGTATCTTGGAAAATAGATTTACCTTCGATAATAAATAATGTTGGAAATACATCTAACAATCTAGTGCCCGGAAACTACAATGTCGAAGCAACAGATAACTACTCAAACAAGGCTAAAGGCATCCTCTACATTGTTCCAAACTTTAAAGTAGATCCAAATACCCAGACTGTAGATGAAGAAGAAATTGCTAGATTTTATGCAGTAAGATTTAATAACCAGACGGAACAGTATGAAGATGTATCATCACTTTGTCAGTGGAGTTCGGATCTGCCATTAGACGTTTTAGACAATGGATTAGTAAAAACTAGTCGTCATGGAAAATATTTAATTACTGCTACAAACGATGGAGATTCGGATACTGGAATTTTAAAAGTTCAATCAATTTATGTTCCAAATCCTCCATATAAATTGGAGCCGCCCACAAATAAAATTCAAGTTGCAGAAAGTTGTACATTTAGTGCATTATACTATGACAGAGTACTGGGCGATTGGGTTGATGTAACTGAACAGAGTGTTTGGAATATAATTAATAGAGGTACTGGAATTGTTATTAATCAGTTAGGTTCAGTAAGTAATCCAGATACGGAAGGAACTTTTGAAGTATACGCAGAGTACAATCAGCTAACTGCAAATGGAAACGTAGTAGTAGCTCCTGTAGTTATTGATCATGATTACAACTATAAAGTAACAATGAGATGGTTGTCTAAGGATTATGATTTAAGATGTAAAATTTATTTAAGCGATGGAACTTTACTATCAGATGTTGGATTTAACAATCCAACATATACAAGTCCAAGTGGTACGGTTTGGTTAGATTTGGATAATAGATTCGGAGGAACAGAAATTATTACTGTGCTCGATAATCCAGGTAATTATGTGATATTTTATGTTCAAAACTATCAAGCACCTACTGTTATGGAAGTAACTTGTGATATAAGTACTAGAGGAGGATCTGTACTAGGTTCTAAAATAATTAATTCGTGTGAAGTTGGACAAAACATTGATATATTTAAATTAGACCTAGGAAATGGAACTGTAACTGTGTTATAATAAAGGGGGTGATTCAAATCGGATTTGATGTTAGTGTAGTTGCTGATATATTTAAATTTCCTTATCCATTGTATCCAAAATATAAGCATCAATGTCCATTCGGATTTAGGTACGAAATTCCAGATACCTTAGGAGTTTCACATACTTACGAATACGAAATAAATTTTCCATTAAATAATGATTATGAGTTGCAATCCTACACCTTTAGTGCTACTGGATATAAGGACCAAGATAATTATAATTTAATTAGAAACGATCAATATGTATTAAAACAAATTTATACGAAGGAGTTAGGGCATATAAAAGAAATACGTCCAATATTAAAAATAACTCCAGGAAAAGATACGTTAAAATTTGTTTTCAATAATGTTACTGGAACTTCCAAAGTTATTTGGATAGATTTTGATGTAACTTGCAGATTGCCAATAAAAGTATAAAGGAGGAATAAAAATGACAATTAGGTGGGAAGAGGGTTATGCTCCTGTTATAGGCGACGTAACTACTCCTGGATTACTACGTACCTTAGCAGATAAAATTACTGACGGGTTAGAAGACTTAAACTGGTCGTTATTTTATCCAGCTGAATTATCTTTAATAACTGATGTATTTACATTAAAACACCAAGTTGGAACAACTGATGTATACATAGAATTTTTCAAACCAACTACACTTTCAGTAATTCCGAAATCTGGTGGAAGTGCTGTTCAGAAGTCTAACTTTTATTGTATAGAAGTTAAGTACGGCACTAACTACACAATTCCAGTTGATCCTCAGGTTAGAGGTACTTGGGGAGTTGATACAGATTCGGCTAGAGCTAGGTTTTCTTGGTTTTTTTCGAATACTGAGGCTAACATTAAAGGGTGGTTACCAGTACAATACTGGATATCAGTTGAACCAGAGAAAGTTGCTCTTGTGCTAGGAGGAGATCCATCAGCTAACTTTGATGATAGATTAATTTCTTTTGGGTACATGGGAGCAGTAAAGCCTTTTAAAGAGGATGTCGGAACTAATCCAAATACAAACTTTGGAGTTTGTTTCTCAAGCGATGAGTCCCCATTCAACTATTTAACTGATGAAGAAATAAATCAATATAGTGATAAAACTGCAACTGGAGTTCTAGACATCAGTATGTTAAAAACTTATACAGGATTTCCAATGCAAGCTCATGTGGCTTCGATGACTACTCCAGATGAATTTGTTAATAAACATTTAGAAGGGCCATCAGCTTATACTAAAAAATATCATATGTCTCCAATTTATGTTTATCATGGTTTTGATGGCTATCGAGGAGAATTATATGGAATTGCTTCAACTGATAGAAGCACTGTGGTTAATTTAGACGAGATGGTGCATAAATATAATGATGCAGATCCAGTTGGAACTCCTAACACAGAGGATGTTTATAAAGTATTTCTAGTAAACGCCCCATATAGCATATTTAATGATTCGACTAATGTGTTGCACGGAGTGGCAATTCTAAAGGATCGTAAAACTATTTAGAAAGGAAGCGATAGGATATGACTAATCGATCTAAGTATTTAGACTTTTATAGCGTATATAAAGATTCAGATTTACTGTTATATCCCATATCTGGAATATTTACTAATGCTGGATTATATCCTATCACTTTTAATTCAATAACCGAATCTGATGAGCTTAAAACTTTGTTTCTGTACTATGGATTTGAACAAAGAAATGCTATTATATCAGGAGATTTATTTAGATTTGATCGAGTTAGAAGAGCAGTTGATGTTATTATTGAAAATCAATGGAGTACTGTATCAAATCAATATGGAATCATAAACAGGCATAGCACTGCTCAAAGAAAATCCAGAAAATTTAATTACTTACACAATGTTATAAAACAGGCATCGAAGGTGAAGAACATTTATAATGGTGTACCTCCTATTACATACATTAAAAATAATCGCTTCGATGCCTTTATCCCTACATCCAATTTAAATATTGAATCGGAAAAGTTAATATATTTGAATAATAAATTAATTTTTGGATATGATTTAACTGGAGACGAGAAGTTTTCGTTGTTGAAACATTCCGAGTTTTTATTAGAAACTAAACATACTATATTAAAAAATAGTTTAACTCTGCTAGAATTAATTAGTCACGAAATTAAGCTGTACGATTCATTAGGAAAACTCCATTTAGTTCCAAATTTCGGAAGAGCCTGGAGTATATACTTAGCTAATAATCTTTTTGTCTTGGGAGTAATTCCTAAAAGGAATATATTAACTAGCACTAATTTGTTAGTTAACTATAATAAAGATACAAAAAATGAAATTATCTTAAGCAACACTTTTCAATCTATTATCATTCAAGAAATTTATGAATTTAAGTATCTGTTATTGGACGCGCTCAAGTATATGATTAATCAGGATGGATTACCAATTAAATTAAATTATTCTGAAGATGTAGGAAACAATACTATCGGTAAATTTCTTATCGAGATGGATAAATTGGATACTCGAACTCTGCATATAAATAAAAATCTTAACTCGCTATCCGAGATTAATTTAGACACAAGTATTTTAAATCTAAATAGATTATGGAATAAGAATAGATTAAATCTAGAATTTCTATTTAAACTTCAAACTAACTATAAAACTCCGTATCTTTTAAACAATACTAACGATTCTTTGTTAAATTGGTTACAGAATATAAATTCGGAAAATTATAATAACTATCAAAGAAACTTATTTTTTGAGACTATTTATAAAAGCGCCGCCCAAGAAAGTAATTCTGGAATACTACTAACTAGTAGTAGCACTAATATACATATAGCAAACGACTTTATAGCAGATAGGAATTCTAAAGAAATTAATACAGATTATAGCAAGGTAAAATTATTAGACTTGGGAAAAAAGCAATTGCATACAAATACCTATAATTTACTTCCAGTTCTGCAGACTAAGAAAGCAGATCTTACAAAAGCCGTTGACTTAGCTATATTACGAAACAATATAACCTTTTCCGATGTTCATGCCATTATGAGTTCAAAGTCTAATCTTAATGGAATAATTGATTTTAATTACGATTCAGCTTTTTCTTCGATATTGGAATTAGAACTATTTAATACTAAGTTAGGATCTGGAAACTCCGAAATAGTGGATATTTTCGATAGTAACTTTAATGTTACTTCCTTGTATAAAGATTTTTTGATGACAGGGATTGAGGAAGTAATTCGTAATCATCATAAAGAAGTTGCGTTATATGGAAACTTAACAATGGATTTTAACCGAAGCGAGTTAACTACAGTTTTAAGTATGTTTGGGGTAGTCGATACCATTAACCAGTTTATAACAAATTCCTCGTTATTAAGCCACAGTAAGTCTATAATTAAAGAATCTTATAAACCAGATTTAAACAAGTTAGCTGAAAGAACTAACTTGGAATTATTTAAATTCCAGAATATTTGGACAAGTAAGAGAATAAATCAGATAAGGTTTTGTAGAGGATTTAAATCGACTTTTTTGGTAAATAATGATTCTATCATAGATACTGCGTTAGTACTACATGACAGAAAATTAAACGATTTAACTATTGATCAGACAAATAAACTTTCGGATCCAAATAAAAAATGTTGGATAACTGTTTCGGCAATTGAATTTGAATCATTATTAGACCACGAGATTAAATCAGAAAATCCCATATTTTTTGAAACCGTTCAAAGAAATGGAACTACAATGAGTTCTAATGTTTTTGAAAAATTACATAACCGTCAACTAATAATTCAATCTATTAACTATGTAATAAAAAAGTCCGGCAAAGAAAGTAACCTTAGCAGTTTATATTTGTATGTTAAGGGTAAACAGGATATTCTTATAGATCTAAATTATCAACTTCCACTGGACTTTGCATACAAAGTAAGCACTATACTTAATAATGCTATAATTGATGATTTAGATTTTAAAAATACTTATTTGACTAGTATGGAGGACATATTCTCTTTCCAAAAACTGATACTTAGTGACATACATTACATTGAGACCTTTGAAAAGTCTGCAAGTTATGCTATAATTAATAATGACATAACTAATATGGACATTGTTAAATCACTAAAAGAAATTTTTAGCGAGTATAACTTTATTTATCAGGAGATGTTTAAGAGATGGTATTTTATACCAAGCGACGGGCCGTACGATCCAGTTATTCTTCCAATGGATTATCCGTATGCTCGTAAGCCTATCAGAGGAGTAATTGATCATATCGAAGACGAACTGAAGTATCCATACACTGATAGAGTAACTAGAGAGAAAACTACTGAGCATCCAATTCCAAACGGAAGCGATCATGGAAAATTAGAAATTGAGATTGATATTCATATTATTGCAAATGTAGTAGATTTTTGTTACGAATTATGGTACGCAAACTGTTTTTTGTATGAAAGATACACTCCATCCCAATCGCTCAAACACTTTGTAAATTTAATATATGATTGGCTAGATAAGTATATTCCAGATAAAGAGTATAAACTTCCAGAGTATTATCCAACTACGTATGAATCTAATGATAATCCAAATATTTATAGAGAAGATTATTGGAGACTATATCGTTGGATTCGATGGTATGCGGAAGCAATTATACAAAATATTCCAGACGAAGATTTAAATAGTTTGACAGGCAATTTATACGTAAAGCAGTTAATTAATGATCTAGTAAAATATTTTAATGACCATCATGGTGTATATGGAGTTCCAGGCACTAAGATATTTGATAAGGTAAAGGGAGTTCGCCATAAATGGTTATCTAAATATATAAATAAACTATTATAAGGAGGTATAATAATGGCATTTGATACCGCTATACAAAAAAATCGTAAAGAAAAAAGATGGGAAGTGTACTCACGGGCTCATTATACAACTACTGACGCAACGGGAACTAGACAGGTATTTTGCGACACTACTTATGGGAAAAATTTAATGTCTAGTGGAACAGACTACGTCGTACTTTCGACGCTTCCACGAGAAGCTTGGGTGCTTGAGGGAACTCACTTATCGTTTGATTTAGCTAAGAAACAGGTAATAGCTTTAGCAGGAACCCTTGGATTAGATAATGTAAAATTAGATAGATTAGTCGACTTAAACACAGTGCTATATCCAATAAGCTAACATGAATATAGTAAGGCTTACTCAAGGAAAATTATTTTTTGATGAATTCAGTCAAGAAAGCTTAAATTCTAACTGGACAACTATTCCAAATGATGCACTAAGATATTCTTTAATAGAACGACCTGGGTATTTGAAAATGTTTCATGATTCCCCAGATTTGCTAGTCTTGTTAGATGAGCCTGATCATTATATAATTGATATTAGAAATGAATATGTTCCTTATAGTGATCAGGTTCAGGCAGGTTTAGTGGTTTTTAAAACACTTCAAGAAAAGTTAGAAATTTTAGAGTATTACGACGAGTTAAAGGATTCTTCCATTGTATATCAATATTTAAGATTAGAAAAGTATGGGAGTGTATATACTGCTTATGGAAAAAATAATGAGGAAGCATCCTGGGAATTAGTTGGTTCGGGAGAATTTAGAAGCGCTGGAAAGGTTGGATTTATTGTTAAGGGTCCTGCTGTACAAGGGTCATCAGACTATAATGTTGATTACTTTAGAATGTATCTAAGCCACGAGATTCAATTATTAAATATTCCGGTAGGCTACACTGTTCAGATTTTAACTGGACATGACTTATCGATTGGAGCTCAGAAAGTTACTAATCCATATTCCGGAGTAAAATTTAATCATGATTTTATTCCGCCGTACACTGCATATTTTAAAATTTTTAATGCTGATGGAGATTTAATACATACTTCTGCTAATTTTGATATATGCGGAGGCGATGTGTACTACTACGGAGCGGTGCCGCTAGTTAAAGTAGATAGTCAAGATCTTTATCAAGATTCTGAATACTTTTTAGGCTATTTTACTGACAACGAAATTTCGTTCGTTATAAATTTCACTAATCCCTATTTAAATGATTTTGTTAATATCGGATTGTATTCTGCACAATACGATGATGATCCTGGTTATCAATGTGTTTGGTTTTCTAACACTATAGACGGAGAATACACGCAAACTTTATCGATTCCATCAATTCCTAGCGGGGAAACTATCTCAGTATTTGCCAAAGTCGTTAGAAATCCGGAAGTGCTTATAAAAACTGAGTTAACTCCGTTTAAATTTAATCTAGCATTAACTTATTAGGAGGGAAAGTATATGGCTGGAAGCTCTTTAAAATTTAATTTGCCCGACAACCAAGGAAACAAACATACTTCCCTAAATGATAGGAATGCGCCTCTCCAACATGTGCTAGAATCCATATATAGGGACGCAGACGGTAAAAATTTATCAGATATTCTTAATGAAATGGGCGAGCGAGACATGTCTGTTAAATGGGAACTAATACCTGTTTCTGAAGAAACTGATACTGTAACGTTAACTAATTTCCAGTTTAACATGGCAAGAGATGAATTATTTGTAGCAATTCAGGGATTAGATGTTTATGAGGGGCCGGATAAAGATTATATAAAAATCTCCGCCTCTCAACTAAAATTTAATTATATACTTCAACCAGGATATGAAGTAGCTGTAGTATTAGCGGGAACTAAAAGCAATATAAGCTTTGGTGATGATATATACAATGCTCTAAATAAATTTACTCAGCTAACTGATACTCCACAAAACTATTATGGAAACGGTGGTAAATTTATTAAGGTGAACGAATCCGAGACGGGTATAGTGTTTGGAGAAGCTGTAGCTAATACTAGCCTAGTTAAAATAGAGTACGACGCTATCGTATATTCAAATACTAAATTATCAAGATGGATTCCATTTGTAAAGCGAGGAATTATAAAAGGAATTAAAGTTATTGGATCGGAGGGGGTACAAGATTTTAGCTTTAGTGTATGGACTAAGGTAAATGGGTACTGGGTATATTATTCTGGAATAGTTAATAAAATACTTTGGGATATAATGGATATCCCCTTTGTTGATGAGTCTGGTCAAGATAGTATATATGTAGAAATTGATAATAAAGGAACTCAATCTACATTTACAATTCAAATTTTTGTAGTACAATAAGGAGGTAATAATATGGCAGCACCAATACCAAAGTGGTTAAATCCTGATGGATCTCAAAGACTACAATGGGACGCTGGCATCGTTGATGCTGGAACTCCATCTGCTGAAACCGAGGTTTATTTATGGAATAATAAAGGAACTTCTGCAGGGTCCCCATCAACTGATGTAGCAGATATGACTAATGTGTTTATAACTACTAAGCATACTGATGGAACTGATTCTGGGCCAGTTGCAACTAAAACTGACGCTATTGTAGAAGTTCAGACTTACGATGGGTCTATATGGTCATCTTGGACAGAAGTTGGAGGTAGTGCCAGTACTGTACAAGTTATCAATTCTTTTGGAGAAGTTGGATTTATCCGGGGAACTGGAAACGACGGTAACGCTTTAACTGCACTAACTAAAAAAAATTATGCAAGACTAAAGCTCAGATTAAAAGTTCTTCCAACTGCACCTGCAGGTCCTATTGCATGGAAAACTAGAGTAAGCTATCAATATACATCATAAACTTAGGGAGAGATAAAATCTTTCCCTTTTGTTATAAGGAGGAATTAAAATGATTTGGAAAGCTATTATGGATGACGGAAAAGAAATATATCAATCTCATAACGGAGTTGAAACTGCGCTAAGTTCAATTGATAAGAATAAATTATCTGTATTTTCTATAATTGATTCATTACATACATTTGTTAATTTGGATCTTTCTAACGGAGGATTTGATCTGAATAACTTAGATTTACAAAAAATATCTGAACTTAAAAATGGGGAACTATTAAACTTAGTATACGATGCAGATCAGCAGAAGTTTAAATTAACTCACGAATCTTTGTTGATGTTAAATTCTTTAATACTAAACGAAGAAAGATCAAATTTTGTTAGTTTCGATCAAACTGGGAAATTTAATATTAACGGAATGATGCTATATCTTGGATTTGAACAAAACGGAATTCTTGAAAAATTTATAAATCAGCCCCCATACAATAATGTAGTTCAATTCAACGATGCAGTTACAGACTTTTTAGGAAGTCGCAATAACAATAATCCGTATAAAAGAATAGATGCGACACTAGCTTATCACATAGGATACACTAAAGACTACATTTTTAACACTACAGAATTCAAATTGTCATTAGTGTTAAAATACGATATAGTGCAAAAGTGTGTCTCGCTAAATTGTTTAATAACTGTTAATAAGAATATATCCGGAAAGCTTACTGTATATTTTGGAAATAGTCAGAGTACTTTAGACGTAAACTTAACGGCAAATGAGCCTGCTAGTTTAAATAGAATAATAACTTTAATGTAGGAGGTGAGAATATGGCTACGGTAGGCCAAGCTTTAACTGCTCCTGAATCTGGCTGGAGAAGGATCGAGGAAATTGATGGTAGATTTGTTTACACAGGAAGTTGGACATCACTCACAAATACTAGCAGTTCTGGACAAAAATATATAAGATCCATTGAATCTCAGTGTACACTATTTTTCAGGGTATATACGAGTAGATTTAGATTTATCGCATTAATGCAATCAAGTTCTTCAAATAATATAACTGTTAAAATAGATGGAAACCTCTATAGTATGTCGCAATACTCTGCTTCTGGAGTATTTCAGGGGCTAGCGTTTGAGGTATTAGACTTAACAAAATCAGTTCATACTATAGAAGTTATCTCGAATGACACAAATCAAGTTATTTTTGATGCCATGGATATCGATATTGACGGATATTTATTACATCCATATTTAAATCAGGTTTCAGATATAAAATCCATGCAAGTAGGAGACTGTATTCCATTTCAATACTTAGCCCCATCTGGAAATGCAGGAGGCTATATTATTAGTATAGGAAATCCGTATTATGACTTTGGACTACCAATAGCCCCTTTAAATACTGCTTATGGAGTTGCATATTTGATAAAAGTAGCGAAGGGATTATTAATTTGTGATAGAGTAGTTCAAACGACCATTACTTGGTTAAATTTAAATACTTTTGGATATATCGAAGGAAAAGTTTTTGACTTATCGACTATTAATACTCGACTTCATAATTCATACGAAAATAATAATATAAAAGTAACTGCAAGCGGAGAATTTTCATCATACTATGCGTGGAAAGTGCTTAGCCCTATTTCTGGAAACCAGT